ATGCCCTGAGGGGGCGCTCGGGGGTTGGGGGCGGGGGACCCCCCCACCCCTTCGAACGCCCGTTCGACCGGCGCGTTTCCGCAGGTCAGGGGGCATTTTCGCGTTTGGCCTGGTCAGAGGTGCACGGCGTCGCGGGTCCACCGGTCGCGGGTGCCGAACCGCCAGGCGACGCGGCCGGGTTGTCGGGTGCCGGGCGGGTGTGCGACGGTGCCGTTGTCGCTGTGGTCGACCAGTGAGGGGTTGGTGTAGGCGACGGTATCGGTCCATGTGCTGATGGCTCGGTCGATGGATGTGCGGGGCGGCAGGCTGTTGAGCATGTCGGGTATGTGGTTGGTGTGGATGGCGACTGCTACTGCGTGTAGGAGTCGTGGTGCGAGGAGCCAGTTGGCTGTGGTGTTGATGGTGGCTTCGATGCGGTGTTGGTAGGCGTATGGGCGTTGGCGGCCGAGGTAGAGGCTGACGATGGGTGTGGGTGCGACAGCGAGTGCTTGGGTGAGTTGTGCTCGGAAGTTGTTGCAGGGGACTGCGTCGTCTTCGAGCACCACAGCCCAGTCGGTGTGCTGTTGGGCGAGGGTGTTCCACACCTTGCGGTGGTTGCCCTCGCACCCGAGGGTGCCGTCGTCGATGGACAGGTAGTCAGCGTCGACGGTGTTGGCCAAGGTCTCTGCCATTGAGAGGCGTGAGATGTGGCCGACGATGCCGATGGTGTAGGTCATGCGCCGGCGGTGAGTTCCCGAATCCGTTCGGGGGTTGTTGCCTGTAGGTACCGGTCGAAGCGTTGCTTGTTGCGTTCGGTTGCCGCTTTGTCCGCGGCGGTCAGGTGTGCGCCTCCTCCACCGGACAGGTGGTAGAGGTGGAAGCCGGGGCCGTCAACGAAGCGGGTTGGTCCGCAGCAGACACGGAACGCTAGCTCCATGGCGTCGTCGTCATACCAGGCGCCTTCGAAACCCTCGTCGTATTGGCCGATGAGGTTGAGGGATTGGCGGGAGACGATGTTGACGGCGCCGATGGACTTGCGGTCCTTGCGGATCTGGTTAGCGTCGGCGGCTGCCGGTTCGAGTCGGTGTTCCCGCACGGCGATGGAGTCGTGTTCGGTGATGGCCATGAACTTGGAGAACGGCACCACCAAACCCGGGGCGGACACAGCGAGTTTGATGCCCTGTTCGATTTGGGGGAATGGGACGATCAGGTCGCTTTCGGTGAACACCAGAACGTCAGCGTCGGTTTGTGCGGTGGCGCGGTTGTAGGCGGCGCTGCGGTTGAACTGGGCGTCTCCGGTGCGTCCGTCGTCCACGACGAGAACTTGTTGCCCGCAGGTGTCCCAGTGTTCGATGACGCGTTTCAGGTTGGCGGGCCGGCGCGGGTCCTTACCGCGGTCACGGAACGGGATGATGAAGGCGACCGTGGTCATGAGAGGCGGATGCTCCACTGTTCGGGACCGTGACCGATCACAGTCCATTTGATGCCGGTGCGTTCGGCGCATTCCCGGAAGGCGCGTTGCTCGTGCTCCACGCAGCGTTGGGCGCCGTGGTACTCGTCGAACACGAGGATGCAGCCGCGGTGTAGGTGGGGTTGCAGGTGGTTCAGCACAGTCATGGTGCTGGAGTACAGGTCACAGTCGATGTGCACCAAGCCGATGTCGTCGGGGAAGGTGAACGTTGGCAGGGTGTCTTCGAACAACCCGACCACGAGGGTTGCGTTGTCGACTTGGGGCGGCTCGCAGGCGAAGTGGCCCTTCTCAAACCTGCCTGGTTCCCAATCATCCGGGAGCCCCTGGAATGAGTCGAACCCGACGACCGGCATTTGTTGCGCGATCATGCGCAACGTTTTGCCCTGCCCGACGCCGAACTCCAGTGCCGTGCCCTTGGGTTGCAGCGAGAGTGCATGCTGCAGGGTGGACGTCATCTGGTTGCCGAGGCGGCGACCAAGGCTGTAGTCCTGTTTGGGTTGCGCATCCAGCCACTGCCGGTAGGCGTTGGGGCTGTGTTCAGCGGCGTACTGGCGTGCCACTGATGTGGCGGGTACATCGCAGTAGATGTACAGGGCTTCGTTGATGACACGTTCTGTCTTAGCGACCGACAGGAGTCGTTTGGCCCAGTCCGCGTCCTCACCGTAAGACGATTCCACGAAAGGCAACGCCAACGCGATGTCGCGGCGAACAGCGCTGGTGTGGCGGGGCGTGTTGAGTTTGTTGACGTGATCGTCGGTGTATCGGATCGATTGTCTCGTGATCCACCGTTTGATTCCGTTCAGCCGGTATTCCAACTGGAACGTCAAAACGTCCGCACCAGATTCAGCGGCTTTCAGGAGCGCGGAAACGTAGTTGTCTGCGACCTCATCGTCATCATCAACGAAGACGGTGTATCGGCCTGATGCCATCCGTACTAGGTGGTTGCGTTTCGTCCCGATGCTCATGGAGCGGGTGTCGGTCAGGACGAGAACCTCAACCCTGGTGGGGTCGTCAAGCTTCGCGATCTGATCGTAAATCTGGCGTTGTATGGCGATAGCGAAATTGTCATGCCGCTCGGAGACGGAGCAGATCAGGATCGACAGATCTGGTGGTTTGCTATTCATCCTGTCCAGTCCATGCAAATTTGTGGGCGTACTGCTGTACCGTCACCTGCTATGAGTGGGGATTCTCAGGTACTGGTTGAGCGGTTCGCGCTGCCGGCCGGTTTGGTTGCGGGTTCGTTTGTGGCGTTCCTGCTTGCCGCGGTGACGGGGGTGGAGTTGTTCACCCTGGCAGGTGTGTGCCTGCTGGTGGGTGGTGTGGTCACAGCGGTGAGGGTCGCCCAAGACCAGGCAGCGGCACCGGTGGTGGTGTCGACCGTTCCGGTGCCGGATCCGGTGCGTCAGCAACGCTTACAGGAGTATGTGTCGACGGAGCTGGCCCGTTCGCGTGGCCGCATCGAATCTGTGACCCCGTACACGGCGGTAGTTGTTACCGGTCAGCGGGTGAACCATGTACTGCACCTGCTGGTGTCGGTGCTGCTGTGCGGTTTGTGGCTGCCGGTGTGGCTTGTCATCGCCCTGACTGGTGGAGAGAAACGGTTCGTCCTAGCGGTGGATCAGTGCGGGAATGTGACGCGGGTCTAGCCGCGGATGCACCACCAGATGCGTGTGAGTAGTGACGGTGGCCGGTACAGGCCAGTAGCGTTCCACGGCTCCGGATCCGGGACGGTGAGTGAGCGTCTGGTCCAGGGTGGTGTGGTTTCGATGCGGTCCAGGATGGCTTGGGTGATGTTGCCTGTGTACAGGCGGGTTTCGTCTTTGGGTGGGTCCAACCGTCGGGACACGGCGATGAGGCGGCGTGCTGCGCGTCGCATGATCCGGGCCGCGCGGCGTTTCATTCCTGCCTGCCACCGATCGTGCCGGCGCCGTCCTGCAAGTTGATACGCCACGACTCCGGATCAATCGCGTTAGGTAAGCGGCAAGCTTTCCCACATTCAGAGAAGCGCGTCTTCGAGCAGGGTTCCGGGCAGACGCGGAGGTGTTTGAGCGGCACGGCAACTACTCCTGGCTGGTGGAGCGGGGAACGCGATCCAACAACTGGTCCAACAGTTTCTCCGCAGCCTCAACAATGCTCGGGTTTCCGTCTTCGCGGGCTAGGCGAACGTTGTGGAGAGCGTCGGTGATGCGGTCGTTGAGGGATCGTGGTGTGGCGAAGGTGGGCATGGGATCACCCCCGAAATGCGAAACGCCCCGGTAGGTTCCGGGGCGTTTAACAGGCGAGGAAGTGTGACCTGCGCCTACGGCGACAGCCTAGCACGAATATCGAACCTTGTTTGTCAAATCAGCAAGGTTACGGCGCAATTTTGCCGTTAAGGCAATTGCGACAAACATAGCAACTAAATGCTGTGCTCATGCAATCCGCAGCGAGTTCACGTGCCGCACAAGGTCGGGGCCAATCATGAACCATTCACCAGACACCCTCAGGTGCTTGAACTGGTCATGACGTTTACGTTCCAGCTTCCGGTCCCCCGGTTCGTAGCCCATGCAGTCCTCTGGCTGAATCACTCCGATGCGGGCCTTGAGGTTTCGGCTGGTACCGATCTTGGCACGGTTTCCCAGTCGCATGTAGTACACGACGTCATCAGTTGCGGCAGTTACACCCATCAGTGTCTTCCGTTCAGTGCAGAACGCCACCATGGATCGTTCGTAGTCGCACCCTGCCGCCTTGCAGACCACAAACCCGTTCGCTAAGTGGGCAAGTAGACCACTGTCCCCACAGCGAGGGCATGGGCCTGGGATGAACTCAGCCTCTGATGGAAGAAGTTCATATGCCTGTTCCATAGCTCTATGGCTGGCGAGCATGAGATTGGCTTCCCGGTAGACAACCATGATGTGCCGCTCACACAACGGCACATGACTGGCTATGTCAGTAAGGGCTGGCGCGTAGCAGTTGGGGTGGCAGCATTCCGCAGCGAGGACGTCGTTGAGATGCACCCGAAAGACCCGGCTCATTCTGCTAATTTTACCTGTTCAGACGTTGTTTTCTTGGAGCGTGGTAGTTGCCTGTGGTGCGCGTCGAGCACATCTCCTAGGCGGTAGAACCGGACTTCTCCGTCGACTGCGCAGGGCCGCAGTCGCTTGCTTTTCACGAGGGTCTGGACCCGACGTTTGTTCAGCCCTGCACCGAGTGCGCCGAGGCGTGGGGCGATCTTTTCTATCTGGCCGGCGGTGAGGATTTGACGGTTGGCCTGGCGGACCCGTTCCGGGTCGATCACGATGTCATCCTCTGGGGGCAAGTCGATCTGCTTGCGGCACTCGTCAATCCGGTGGTGAATTTCAGGCCAGGATTCTTCGGAGCCTTCGATGAGGGCGAGGGCGGTCACGTTGCGTCTCAGCCAGCGGGCCAGAGTGATGTCATCGTTGGATTCGGTGTACGGGGTTTGTCGGGCGTCGCAGGTGAACCTGACCCATTTGATCAGGGCGTTGTGCAGTTCGTCTGCGGCTTCTACTGCGCCGATGTGGAACGGGATGCGCGCCTCAGCTTTCCGCCTTCGAAGTTTCCCGAGTCCGGGTTTTTGTACGCGGGCTTGGCGTGTGATGGTTACGGCGAGGTCCTCGATGAGTGTGGGGATTCCGCCGAGCGCCTCTTGTAGTTTGAGTTGGTCAGCCCTGGGGAGGTGGAAGTCCATGCTCACTTGTCGAACGCCTTCCTGAACATATCTTCTTTCTGTTCCCGACGTTTCTGTTCCCGTAGTTCCTTCTCGCGGTGTTCAAGCCATTCCGCTGCGGCGGCACCGACCTCTGCCGGCACGTCGGCGAGGTGGGCATAGATGTCTGCTTGGAGTTGGCAGAACGCCCGATACTCGTCGGGGTCTTGAATGGGGCATTCTTTGAGGGTGTTGGTGGCGGCGTTGAGCGCGTCCCACGCCGCGATCCACGCCCCCACACGAGCATCAGACATCAGTGATCCCCTCCTGGTTGGGTTCAGACTGCACAACCGACCCGACATCGACCGGTTCAGACCATCCACCTACAGCACACGGACTGTGGCACCACGAACAGTCGTCTTCAGAATCGACGAAAATGTCCGCGACAGCAGCAGCAACAGCGGTCATGTCGAGGCCAGCGCCGGACGCGTCGACCATGCCCATTTCGCGGTCCACGTATGGACCGTCTTGTTGTTCGAGTGCGTTCCAGATGGTGTTTTCGATGTTGGCGATCAACCGGTCGCGGGTTGACTGCGGGTCGCTCATTTGTGGTGTCCTTTGCAGTCGGTGGAATGCTCTGTGCGGGGCTGGAAACACGCCGGACAAACAGGGCTCTCGGTGAGGAACCGGGCCTGGGAAGCGAGAATCACAGACAGGCTCAAGGCTGGTCCTCCAGTTTCGGCATAGGCCAAGGGCGGACCGATCGGTCACGAGGGCACAGCTCCGCGTCCTCCAGTGAGGTGTGCGCCCACGCCAATTCCTCGCGGGCGTTCGGGTAGATCCGGCTCATCGGTTCCCCGCAGTCCATGCAGGGGAGGCGAAGGTTGCTCATTGTTGGTCCTTTTCGGCTAGTAGTTGGGCGATAGCGATCAGAGCGTGAGTGGTCGCGGACTCGTATGCGGCTTGGCGGGCTTCTTCCCGCGCGAACTCGATGTGCTCGGCGGGGGTTTCAGGTGTTTTCGGCATTAGAACGGCGGAGCCCAGGCGTCGATGAGGACGTCGAACGCGGCATCAGCCATCGACCGCCACTGCACCTTGTGCGTCTCGGTGAGTGTGTCCCAGGGAAACAGTTTGCCGGCGGAGGTTTGTTCGTAGATGGCTTGCGCTGCCCGCTCAACCAGCGCGGCACGCTCAGGAGTGATCATTCCGAACCCATCCATTCCTGAATCTGCTCCACCAGCCGAGCCGATGGATCTGTCACAGAGAACGGGGTGCACAGGCGGGACTCAATCGTCCCGTACCAGCGGACCCCCAGCCGATCCCACGCCTCTTCTTGGAGCCGCTGCAGAGTCCGCAGTGCTGAATCGAAGCTGTCGAAGATGGTTGGGCCGGAACTTGTGGTACCGAAGAGTCCGCCTAGGATAGATTCTGTTGGGCGTTCCCATAGTTGCCCGTCAGGTTTTCTGATCGCGTACTGGCGGATGAGTTCGTCGGTCATGGTTTTCCTTTCGTGAGCCATTCCGCCCACCCCTGATCCACCACAGGCCGCGGTGGTGTGGTGTCCGGGATGATGTGAATATCCGTATGCCCCGTGTTGATCGAGTGTTTGTCGGCCTTGTCCCTGCCGCAGTCTTCGCACGGCTGGTCCCAGACACGGTTGCACTCCCGGCAATGAACCTGAATCACCGCACGTACTCCCTCAGATACGACAGCGCCAACCGGACGCCCTCAGCTTTGCCCCGCAGCCGGTCGAAATCCGTTCCGTGCGGGAACTTGACGCGCTTCTCGTCGGCCATGAAGTTGAGTTTCACGATCGCGTCCTCCATGCGGTTGATGAGGTCAGAGACTGCCCCAATTGGTAGCGCGTCGAGTTCTTCGACGGTCTCGACCACCTTGGGGCGAAGACGCTCAACCTCGGCTACCAATTCGGCGAGCAGCCGGTAGGACCGGCCCGGTGCGACCGCGACCCGAGACCCCTTCGCCACTTCGTAGTCGACCAGCGCAGCCTTGGCGCGCTCAACAACATCACTCATGAGGTATCTCCATCCAGTGGGTAACGAATCGGGTTGCAGGCTCTGGCACGCCCAGCTCGAAGATGCTCTCGATTACGCGGGTTTCCCGCCTGAGTCCTCCGAGGGCTCTGTCGATCTCGGCGGCGACGTGGGCCTCGAAATCGTCGAGCGAACCGTCGCGGAAATCACATTCACCCCGCCGCGTACCCTGGCAGTGGGAGCGCCCGGTTTCCAGGTTTAACGTCCGCCGGTGTCGGCGCTGAACCGCGATCATGATCTTCTGCGCGTCCCCGCTCATGCTTCCTCCCCGGTATCCAGCGCAGCGAGGATGGCGCGCTTTGAGATCCAGTCGGGTCCGGGTTCGTACACGCCGCCCGATTCAGCCAGCGCCCGGATTCGTGTTTCCCGCGCGCGCAAACGCTCAACCTCGGCCACCAGTTCAGGGATGAGAGTGCGCGCGGCGGCAATGAACTCAGCCACTGGGAGGTCTTCGCAGTGAGCCACCCATCCGCCGTTTGGACTGTCCACGTCGTACCACTCATCCGCCGAGTCATAGTGGTGGGCTTCGTGAATAATCGGTTCGCCATCTTCGGAGTCGATGGTCCACGGACCATCTCCGACACTTTCCAGAGCGGCTTTTGCGCGGGTTACCGGGTCGCTCATGCTTCCTCCCCTGTAGCCCGGATGACGAACAGCCACCGGCGGGCCTGCCGCGCCCAGTCGGACCTAGCCTCTTCGGATAACCGATCCCAGCGGGAACCGTCGCAGCCCGACCAGACCCACGCGTCGTAATAGGCGCGGGCAAGCCTCCGGGCCTCTTCCCTGGTCACCCCCAGGTCAGCCATGGTGTTCCTCCCCTGTAGCCACAACCGCAGCAGCAGCGGCCAACAGGGCAGCGGCGAGGCGGGTTGCGGTCTCTACCCGCAGGGCGGTGACCGTGTCGTCACCCTCAAGAACAACCCCGACATCTGTCTCGGCGACTACATAGGACTCGTCGACTGTCCAGGCGTTGCGCGTCGCCCATCCACGGTCGACTTCGGGTAGTTGGATTACCGCCACACCCGGAAGAGACAGGAGAGCGTCAGCAAGGATCTCGCCCGGATCAACTCGGCAATCCGACGAGCTACCAACGATCCGGTAATACGACCGGCCGAGGGCTTCTGTGAGTACTGCACGCAACTCGGGGTTGTTCATTCGTCGCCTTTCGGTTCTCGGTTTCTGTCTGTGAGCCGCCCGAAGTGGATGACCCGACCGGGCAGCGGCTTCCCCGGCGAAATCGTGTTGCTGCAGGGTTTGCCTTTGGGTGCTTTGCAGATGTCACACGACCGCGCAGCCTGGGCGGCCTGGACACGAGGATCATCCGCATACGACACAAACATCGTCATCGGGACTCCTGCCAGCCGAGGAAATACTCGATATGCGCAGTGATGTCCGTGGCCCACCGCATCGCCTCATCCCACGACTCGAAAGCACCCGACCACTTGCCCTCCGGGTTGAACACATTCCAGACGCGGTACGTGTAGAGGCTGCCGTCACGCTTCCGGGCCATACGGACGACCCACTTGCCGGTCATGCGTCATCTCCTGGTGTCGATTCCTGGGGCTGTGCGCCACGTGGAGCGACTTTCAGGGCCTCCGTGGTGTCACCGGACCCAGACGCGGCAGAACGACTGTCAGCGATCCTGTGAGCATGAGCCGGAAACGCCTCCAACACCTTCACCACACGCCCCTTCTCATCCCGCACCACACACGGCTCCTCGACAGCTGCACGGCAATCACGGCACGACACCCGCAACGCCTCCTGATGAACCGTCGTCCCCCGCCAGTCCTTCATCAGCCGGCATCCTTCAACCTCAGATGCGCATCGCAATACGTCAGACCGTCCTCGGTCTCGATGCGGCCGTGGTCATCACAGAGAGGGCAATTACGGACCGTCTCGAAGATCTCGCTACGCCTGGCTTTCTCCGCCGCTTTGCGTTCCGCGACCACCGCATCCCGTGCCTCCCGCGCGTGAGCGCAGGGAGCGCACGGACGGTTTGTTCCCTTTGGATGATTTGAGCAATAGGGGGTGGGGAGTCCGTCCGCGTCCAGGTGACCTTCCGTACTTACGTAACCCCCTAAGGAGTTGGAGAAGGAGAAAGGAGCAGGAGTAGGAGTAGCCCCGGGGTTAGACGGGGGGTTAACCCCATCCCCCTGCTTAACCGTTGGACCGGGGGTTGGACCTGGGGTTAGCGGTGGGGTTGGACTAGGGGTTGAACCTGGGGTAAACGGCTCCAGAGTGGCCGGATCAATCGCCTTCTGATCGAGCATTTCCTTCACAGCATCCCGCTGCCAACCCGCCGACTCGATCACCTCATCAGAGGTCTTCGCCTCAGCGATGTTGCGGGCCTTGATCTTCTTCACTTCATGCACCACAACCCCGCGCAATGTCCTCGACGCCAACGCGGCCCGCGCGTTAGCCATCGACACGGCCATGTTCGGCTTCTTCCACAACGCGTCGTGCTTGATCCACGACCTCAGAAGGAACTCATCGGTGTTGGTGTCGATGATCAGGAACAACTCGCGGGACAGCTCTGCGGCGGCCGCCTCGACGGCCTGAACTGTCCATCCCTTGGCCATCGCGGCGATTCGGCCGGCGTGCCACTCCCCCGAACCGCAATAGGACAGTTGCGGGCTCGTCCACAGCACGAAGTACAGATGTTGGGCCGGCGGGGTGAGATCCAACCAGTCATCATCACCCCAGATAGCGAGGTTGATTACCGAGTGGTCCTTGCCAGTGGCTTTCCTGCCCATCAGGAATCACCTCCAGGAATGACTTGCAGCCGATCCCTCTGGACCTGTCGTTGCGCCTCACGGGCTCGCCCCGATCGGTGCTCGACGTGGTCGCACACCGACTTTCCGCGGTACCCGGCGTGGTCGCAGAGATCGCAGGCGTAGATGGCATCCCACCGTGCCCGACGAGCCTCAGCCTTTCGCTCCTCGGCCTCATGCATCCGTCCGAAAAGGCTAGCTATCGACTCGCCTACCGATGGGGCCGGCGAGAAAAGATCGGACAGAGAATCAGGCAGAGCAGGTTCCGGTTGCGGCTTCGGATCCGCGAAAGGATCTTGGATGACCTTTGGTTTCGCCCGAACAACGTTGTGCAATGGGTGCTCAACCTGGATGGCGCGGCGTTCAGCGTTCTCCAGTTCCTCACGGGTGTTGTAGTTCTCGATGCTGATGCCAGCGACTTCGCTCCACCAATCTTTCGAGTCTCGGTGGGCCTTGAACCGTTGCGGCGGGTTCATGGTGATTCCCACGTACAACAGTTGCCCTGTGGCGCTGTAGAAGCGATAAAGAACGTGAGCCACTAGTCCTCCTCTCCGTCTTCTGTGCCTTCGAATCCTGGGCACAAACAGATCGTGTAGGTGTTCATGTCGTCCCGGTTGACACCCATGCGGACCCGGCACCGGGGGGCATGAGAAGACCTGGGATGGTCACACAACAGACAGTCGGTCACTGGCGGCCTCTTCTGGGATGTGTGCCCGGTGGTCGGCAAAGGCGTGGTGCCGGCGGATGAATGCCTGCGCTTGTTCGGTAGTGGGGAATTCGGCGGTGATGGGGCAGCCTTGGGTGCGGCTGCATTCCGCGCAGACAACGGTGATCATGGGACCTGCCATCATTGGGCTGCCTCCACAGGGTTAGGTGATTCGGTAAACAAACCCGTCGTCGTCGAGCAACACCCAGTTGCCCCTGTAGAGGACGGGAACAGTGATAGGGGACTGGGATTGACGAACAAGCCACCCGTCAGCGAAAGCTTGTGTCCGATAGGACTCCGCCCAACGATGACAGGCACCGCAAGCCCACAGCCCGTTGGACGCCAGATTGGTGTCATCGCGGCGAGATCCGCCAAGACCACGGGGCCTGCGATGGTGTGCAGTGGCGTCTGAGGCGTACTCGTTGCAGCGTTCACACCGCCCTTGGGCGCGGGTCCAGATCAGTTCCTTGGTTTCCGGGGAGAACCCCGTATACCTGCGGCTCACTCGATGACCGTCCACACATCATCAAGCGGAAGGGCCATGCGCTTCGTCCACGACGTGCGGGTTTTCAGGTCATAGACGAACAGGTCGCACCAAGTGCCGTCCTTGGCGACTCGGCGAACCGTGACCTGATAATTCGGGAATCCCTTGCACGACAGTCGGGTATCCTTCTGGATGGCGCTCATGCTTCAACTCGTTTCATTTCGCGGGCCAGGTCGGTGATCATGTCCCCCAGCAATGTGGAGTTGCCGTCCCGATCGATCGTCGGGGCTACCGTCAGTTTGTGGCCGGATACTTCGTCGTAGAGGGCTTTCAGTTCCTCACGCGTAGACGCCGCGAGGGCTTGCTTGCGGTACTCCGCCACCGTGGGGACGCGTGCCCCATCCGACAACCAATCTCGAATCTGGTGGGCGAACTCCTCCCCCGGCATCGGCACAACAGCCTTGGACAGGGTGTGGATTCGGGACTTCACCACCGTGAGCGTGTTGTCGTGATCCAGGTCGCCGACAACGTCGAACTCATACTCGATTCCGTCGCGCTGTTCCGGCTTCATGCCCACCTTGCGAGGGGTTTTCTTGCCGCGCTCGTTCTCTTCGATGACGTACTCGGTTTTTGATCGCATGGTGACGATGACGTGGCCGGGATAGGACACCAAGGCGTCGATCATGCGTCGTTCGTCGGGTCGGACTTCTTTCCACCCGGCGAACGTGTTGCCCCGTACGGCGTGCCGGTCAGCTTGCTCAAGCATGCCGTCGACACCCATCCAGTAGTGGGACAAGGAGTCGACAATGACGCAGCCGTACTCCCCGCCAGCCGCCAAACCGAGCAGTTCCACGAGGGACAGGGGTGAGAAGCTATCTGGCTGTACGGTGTCGAACTGCCAGCCGTTGAGCCCCACATACTTTGAGGCAGATCCGCGTTCGGTGTCGATGACCGCAACCTTGTCCGCAAGAGCAGTGCCGAGCGCGAGGGCAGTGTAGGTTTTGCCGCTGCCGCTAGGCCCGGACAGAGCGATACGGGCATACGATGCTTCTCGGGTTGCGGGTTTGAAGGACAGGCTCATTCGGTCACCTCCGCAGCAGCAGCGGCGGCAGCGGCCATCGCGGCGTCCAACGTTTCCTCATACCCCCACGCCAAAACCAGCGCACACGTGTTGTCCTCAACAGACCAACGGAAATCACCCGCCACATCGGACGGATTGATCCACGCGTTGCGCCGATCACCGGGCAGTACCGCACGCCACCTACCGGGGCCAACAAAACCGGTGAACCACTCCCACGTGAGGGTCTGGCCTTCGCTACTCATGCTGTCCACCTGTCCGCCAGCCGGTCCAACGATCCGATCACCGCGTCCACACGGGACAGCGCTTTGTTCACCACATCAAGGTTGAGTTCCAGCGCTTCACGGTCCAGGAACGGCAACTGCGGCCCCTCCGACAACAGCTCATGCAAAGCACACCTCGCGTCATCAAGTGCGGCTGCGCCGGCTTTCGCGTCATCCCTCGCAGTGATGACCCTCGTATCAGTGATCATTCGTCTTCCTTGTCTTGGTATTTGGAGCAGCGGCAGCGTTCATGCCCAGCAGGGCCGTGATAGTTGGTGGCTTCACAACCCGTGTCCCACCGTCCCCGGAACTTGTCCCACTGGTAGCGGTGGAAAGACCGGTTATGGCCACACACGCACATCACGAAGCCTCCAACCAGCGGAACTTCTTGACCAGAGCTGTGAACTCAGCAGCCTGCTTCTTCGACCACCCGTAACCAGGGAAATACTTTTCGACCGTTGTCCGGCTCACACCCAACGTGCGGGCAACCTCGTTATAAGGGGCGCCGTCATCAAGCAAATATTGGGCGAAATCCTTCTGCTCCTGGCTCAACGGAACAAACTGATCCGGCGACGCCAAACGGGCATCACCAGCCGCCCGAACCCGAACCACCGTCCGAGCCGAACAACCCACCACTTCCCCAATGTCCTTGGCGGACCACCCCTCACGAGTCATCAACAGAATCGTCTGCACCTGCTCTGGGGTGAGCCTGTTCCCGTTGCTCATGCCACCTGATCCTCACCATCGATCGCTTTGAGCAGAGGACGCCGTTCCCGCTCCGACAACCCCCCGAACACCCCGTAGTTCTCGCGGTTCGCCAACGCGAACTCCAAGCATTCGACCCGAACCTCGCACCGGCTGCAGATCCGTTTAGCCGGCTTCGCGCTTCCACCCTTCTCGGGAAAAAACACTTCGGGGTCCACTTCGGCGCACCGTGCCAGGTCACGCCACGCATGCTTGTCCTCCACCGCTGCGGCGAGCATGAACGACAGATCGATCAGGGTCATGCAACGGACTCCAGTTCTGTGATCCACGCGAACGGGTCCTCAACATCCGGCACACCGGCAAGGGCAGCCATCAACAGTTGAGTGCGTTCGGTTTCCGGGAGGCTTGTCAGATAGGCCCACACGGGCAGGGAGTCACCGCTACGGATACGCCGAGACAACCAGATGACTGTTGCAGCGATACGGGATTCCCAATCCGTCTCCGACAGTGGGCATTCCTGAAACAGCCTGTCTGGGTGGGCTTCCATGTTGCCATCGGTCGTGACCCACGCGTCCTCCCCGCACACCGGGCAGGATTGCAGCTTTGCTGCAGGCAGTTCAGCCCTGTCCCGTTCGATGGTGCGGACCGTGCAGTGCGCCCTGCGCGCCAACTCCACTTCGGGGAGTTTCGAGCGCCGCCGCACCAGCATTCGGCGCTCTTCGGTATTAAGTCGCATGGGAGTTCCGTTCACGGCGCATTCCACGGCGAACCAGTCGATGCTCACGCGCCCCACCTCTGCGCCCGTCGGCATTCATTCGAGCAGGTCTTCGCATACGTCCCCATAAACTCGCCGGCGCACTGCGTGCAGATCTTCAGGGACGGTTGTGACCGCAACGCATTCGCGGCGCGCTTCTTGCATTTCTGCGAGCAGAACCGTGCCCTCTGCGTCACAGGCTCGAACACGTCGCCGCACTGCAAGCATTCCTTCTCGGTGAACCTGGCCGGCTTCACCGGTGCCAGCTCGCCACGCTTTATGCGGGCACGTTCCTTCTCTGAGAAGCCGCCCCACACGCCCAACTCGTTGTGCTTCAACGCCCACTGCAGGCATTGCGGTTGTACGGGGCAGGTCCAGCAGATCTTGCGGGCGGCGTCGTTGACGTAGTGGCCGGATTCGTTGAGGAACCAAATGTCTCCGTCCTCATGGGTGCACAAGGCTTTGCGGCGCCAGTCGTCGGTGTGAACCTCAGCCAACTGAATGAACGGTGAGTTCGCCACCTACACCACCCCCGGAGTGGACAGGTGCTGCGGGCAGAACACCGAAGTTGCTGCCGCCACGAAAAACTCAGCCTGATACGGGGTCAGGTCAGTTTGGTAGTAGACGTCGGCTTCGACCTCGGTGGGGGTGTATCCGGCGTTGAGTAGTGTGCAGACGGCTTTGGCTGCGACTATGGCGGCGCGGTCGCTGGTCCCTTCGATGCCTTCAGCTTCGATGACGGCGATGAACCTGTCGTTGAGGCTGTCCGCTCCTGCATCTGGTGCGGCGAGTCCGGGGCCGATGATGCCCGCGGCGATGAGCAGGGGCATGGTCCACCAGTAGCGCCAGTTCTTCTGCACGGGCTTGTTGCGGGGGTCGTGCCGGCACCACACCGGCCTGGGGGCGGTCACGCCGCCTCCCACAACGCCGCAGGATCACTGACGGTCAGGTAGTCACGCAACAACCCGACAACAGCGTCGCCGTTCATCTGCTCCCAGATCGTCGGCTCGTTCTCCCAATGCGCAGGCGGCAGGAACGGGCGGAACCACGACACACTCTCCGCGTGGATCAACACCAGCTCCGCCAGGTCCTCCAGTTCCTTCAAGAGGTCGAGGTCAGCCATGGGTGGGTTGGTGGTGACGGGGAGGTCGGACCAGTTGGTTTGGTGGTGGTCCCACCATGCGGGTTTAGAATCTGGGGTTAGCATCGGAAGCGTCCTTTCTTTGGTTGTGTTGTTTCCGGTGTTAGGGCCGTCGTCCCGCGCAATGGGGCGGCGGCCCGCCTGCGTCAGCCGTGGATCCGCGCCAGAGCGGAATTGATATCTGCTGCGTCAATCTCGGTTGCAGGGTCGAGGTCGGCGAGTTCGCGCCACCGGGTAATCGACTGCCGCGTGAACTCGATGAGTGCGCCGCTCCATGCGGCGCTCTCTGCGGCGTACCGTGCGGCGCTCCATGCGCGGCTCTCTGCGGCGCTCCGTGCGGGGCTACAGGCGTACCCTGCGGCGCTCTCTGCGACGCTCTCTGCGGCGCTCCATGCGGCGCTCCATGCGGCCCACGCAAACGGCACCTGACCCGACGCCGCCTGACGGTGCAAATCCGCAATCTCGCGGATCGCCACCGCACCAACCTCATCCGCGAACCGGACGGCGCCCCACTCTGGGGAGTCCAGCATGTCGGCAATCCACAACGCGTGGACAGCATCCGAAACACCTGCAGTGCCGACTGTCTTCCAACCCAAGTCGAGAACCAGCACACTGTTCTCGGGTGATAGGAACCCGTCAGGTCCAGCAAGTTGGTCGTTGCACATCTGCACCAGGGCGGCCAGTGGGCGTGCTGAGCACTCAGGGTAGTCAGTGATTTTCGTGTCACCGTTGATGTAGGAGATGACGTTCATCGCGCAGCCTTTCCCGGATCCGGGCTGGTGTGAGCCTCGGGCGAGGCGAAGCGGGTGGGTGATGCGGTCAAGATCAATGGACATTTGAGGTTCCTTTTCGTTGGTTTGGGTGGGTTGCGTCTATCTCGGGGTGATGCGGTACGTATCCAGCAGTGATTGGGCGACCACTTCGGGGCTGACCCCGGGCGCGGTGGTGTACCACCTCAGGTGCAACTCCAGGTCCGCGCGGCTGACTTCGGTGTGCTGTCGGATCGCGGCGAGTTCTTCCGCCGTCACAGAATCCAGGAACTCCCCCAACTCCATGAACTCGTCATCATCGAGGAATTCGCGGGCGAAGCTGAGGCAGTACTGCTTGGTGGAGTCGATGGCGTCGTGTATCCACTTTGGCGAGTTCGGCCCTACCTGCTTGTGCAGTTCGTCCCAGCCGTTGGAGGGTCCCGGCGCGGGAGGCGGGGGAACCATTCCCGCGCCGGGACCAATGTCACCCACCGAGACGGGTGACTGGTCTGCCGAAACCCAACGTTCGGCAGAAGAACGCGCACGCTCAATCGCTGCAACGATCGCGGCCTTACGCTCCGCCTTCGGAAGGCAAAGACGAGTGATCTGAAAGTAGGCGTCAGGATCTAGCTTCAGAAGCTCGATAGCGAAGGCGTCGCGAGTTTCGAAGACGCTGCCTCCCACATTGACTCGATCCTGAAGCGGCGACATGCCCCCTCCCCCGCCACCACCAGTACCACGGACATGGGCGATGCGGGGTTCGTGGACTTCTTCCTCAGCCTCCGCAGCCACAAGAACATCCCCGAAATCCAGGCCGACATCCCGACCCAACGCATTCGACATGGCCTGCCGCTCAAGGCGCGCCAGCCACGGATCCACCACAGCACCCACCAAGGCGAGCCCGTCATGAATCACGTTGTTAAACCTGGCATTCAAACGCTCAACAAGATTCACCGGTTACTCCAATCCGGGCCGAAGGGGTGGGAATATCCCCACAGGAAGCACGCCGCTGTCGGTCGGCTGTCGTACAAGCCGTCCCAGAACGCACGCGGGGCCATCAGCAGAACCACCTGGGGAACCTGAGCGGCAACGACAACGGCCACGAGAATCCAGAGCAGACCACTCACGCTGTCTCCCCCAGTTCCTGCAGCCGGCACCTCAACCGCGCGTTTTCTTCACGCAACGCCTCCAACTCCGCCGCTTCCTTCATCTGCTTTGCGTCGAACTCCGCCAACGCTTTCCACAACCCAGACGGGCGAACCTCACCCGACAGTTGACACACACTCCGATGCTTAGGAGCAGACGTACTCACCGCTTCACCGCCAAAACCGCCTCAGCGGCAGCACGCACAGCCGCCTCAACGTCCTTGTCCTCGTACCGATGAGACGACAGATACGCACCAGGTTCGCCGTGCTTGACGTATATGACGTTCGGATACTTCTTGTCATCCCGCTCGGGAAACTGCTCCGTCGGCAACGGATGCACCGACACGGACACAAAATTCGTGTACACAGAGACGTTCACGTGCGCACTGGGATACGCCGCCTGGATCGCCTGAATGTCCTCAACCACGCTCATGCGGACACGTCCAAACTTGCTACATACCTCTGCAACTCAGCCGCCGCACTCATGACGCCCTCGAAGACGGTTCGAACGGATGCGACTCCATCCACTCATCCAGATCAGTGGTCTTGAACCTCATATGACGGCCAGCCCCATACGCCTTCAACTCACCGTTACGTACTGCCTCACGCAACAAGTCGGGGGTCTTCAAACGCACATACTCGGCAGCTTCCGGCGGTGTCCTCCACGGAGATTCACTCATTTCGTGCCCTTCGGTTTCGATTCGTACAGTGGTTTCTTCGGCTTCGGCCAGTGCTGAACCTTCGGGCGGGGCTTGGAATGAAAAGTCATGCCAGCCTCACCACTCGTACGTGAATCTGCTGACCCGACGGATCAGTAGTGACCTCGTAGAGACCGGGCGACGGAAGGTCCGGGTCACCCGAAGGCAATGACGAGCGCCATGTACGCGGCTTCTCGACAGATGGGTCCGGGTGCCACACATGCTCAGTGACCAATCCCTCGGCGATTTCCTTTCGGGTCTTCACGACCCGGCCATCCGAGTACGTCCGCAGGCTGCCGAACATTGCGGCGATGTCGAACACTTCAGAGGCAATGTCCGACAGTGCATCCAACTCGATGTCGTGGCAGCCACCACATTCCGATCCGGCGATACCGTCCGTCGTCCATTCCGTTCGCTCCCACAACAGTTGGGCCACGTACTTGAGTGCATCTTCGGCACGCATCAGGCGCCCAACTCCTTGAGGTCATCGTTTGTAATCAGGACCAGGCCTGTGGAGTGCTCGTTGACCGAAAGCCCCTCGGCGGCGAGCCGGTCTCGCAGTTCGATTTCCTTCTGCGGGCGGACTCTTGGCTGGAATCGGCGTCGTCCGCCGTAGTTGCCCTGGTCGTGGTCGTAGATGTAGGGCCGGCCCTTGGCTGTGGGCTTGCGGTGGTCGTATCCGTCGCGCACCGTGCCGTCCGCACGAACCCGGGTGTTGTGCTGGTTGATCAACCAGCCGTGGGAGTACAGGTGCTCATCGAACTTTCGGGCCGGAACCTCGGAGAAGTACTTCTTGCCGAAGTCGGTGAGGTGGATGCCGTCGCCGCCCTCGATCGCGCGGCGGTGCCGCTGTTCAACTTCGAGCTTGCGCTCCGCCTTCTCCGCGCGGAGTCGCTCGCCGCGCGCAATCTCGACGGCCTTCTGCACGCGGGCCGATTCAGCCTCGATGACTGCGAGGGGATCAGACAGGTCGATCGCTTGCGCGGTCTCGGCGTCACGGGTGCGGATCGCGAAGTATGCCTGTGCGGCAGCGACCTCAGGCTTGCGCGGATCCCCGTTCATCGCGACGAGGTAGCAGGCGAAGCGTGACAGGTGGTAGTTGTCGCCAACCTGATTTGTCCTGCCGAAAGCTTCCCGGAGCCGGGAAGCTTCCCGGTCGGCGTCGCGACCCTGCGCAATCAGCGATGTGATCGCGCGCTGCACCGCGCCGTCGAACCGCTCCCACTTGTCATACCCGAGTAGCGGCATGAGTTCCCGGGCCGACCAATACTCGCGGCCCTCCGTGGTCGACCGCCTGATGGCGTCGAACGGTGACTGGTCACCGGTAAGCTGTAGTTCAGACATTTGAGCCTTTCCTCTCAGGTGTCTCTGCCCTCACCTGCTGCACACAGGTGGGGGCTTCTTCTATGCAGCGGGTGTCTCGTCGCCGTCGGGGACGATGAGGAATATGTCCGTGAAGCAATCTGCGCCGAACGCTTCGACGCACCCAGCGATGAACCGGGGTCCGGGAGCGCTCTTTCCGGTCAGCACGCGGGAGACGGTGGTGGCGTCGACGTTGATGCGCTCCGCCAGCTCGTGGTCGTACTGAAGTCCTGCGAGTCGTCGAACCTTGGCGAGGCCGGGGCGGTTGATCTGCAAAGTTGCCAACACCTCTTACCTCTCTCTTTGACGTTCTGGCCTGCACACTTGCGGCCATGCGATTGAATGTACACATGGGATTGCGTGCACGCAAGCACTAAAGATAACAGTTTGGTAACGGGCACCGATTGCGCCCGTGCAGTGCTGAAACACAGACGTGTAATTCCCCAAGCAGCAAGCTTGCGTGCACGCAAGCGCGTTTTCCCACTACCTATGCTTGCGTGCACGCAATAGACTGCGGGGGTGAGCACATGGTGGAACTACGTCACTCGCATTGCGGGAACGGAAGAACAAAAGGCGATAGCCGCAAAGTCAAAGATTGGCCCGACGGTCATCAACCGATGGGCTAACGGGAGCACTGCTCCTAGCGCGCAATCAATCGTGCAACTCGCCCGCGCATACGGCCGCCCACCCGTCGAGGCGTTTGTAGCCGCCGGCTACCTCACCCCCAGCGAGGCCGCCGACGTCATTGAAGTGCACTACGGGCCAGATCGGATCAGCGACGCCGAGCTGGTGGCGCAGATCGAAATACGACTAAAGGAGGCAAGAGATGTCATGGAAGCTCAGACGGAGAAGAGAACACCGCGCGAAGCGCGTCAAGACCAGGAGGGCGACCTAGACGCCGCGACCAGTGACACGACGCATCCGCGCCAACCTCGGACCGGCGAAACAGCCGGGGCGGAGATTCGTGACCACATCGCCAGGAGCGTCCGGGCACGTCAACGCCGCAAGGACTAGACGTGCCCGGCGCAACGTCCATGATGTTGGCGGACACTCGTCCATCGCGTTCAGAATCCGCACCAGCAGAGTGTCGAGTTCGTCATCAAACATGGGCTGCACCTACCGAAATCACCATCACCGGTCACCCCTCGCAACCGGATGCGTAGACGCTAACGGATCATTGCCATGATCGACACAGGAAGCCCAAACATGGGAATGTCACGATCAGATAACGCCGCTTGTGAAAATTTGCTGCAATTAACACACATCCACAACCCGTGCCTATCCCTCCAGCTCCAGCAGGTCATTGAGCGCAGCCAACGCCTCCCGACGATGCGCCACATCCATATGCACATAGCCACGATGCGCAGACAACGCAGACTGCCCCAAGATCTCCATACGGACCTGCTCAGAAACACCGGCCTCCGCCAACAACGTCGCGGTGGTATGACGAGCAACGTGCAGCGGGGCCGGCTCCAAACCGGCCGCCTTCAACGCGGCCTGCCAGTTCATGTAGTCCTCGCGGGGACGCAAGGGCCTCCCATCCGTGTGGTGCCACACCAAGTTGTGAGGGTTCGGGCCTTCCCGCAGGGCAGGATCGGTGAGCAGCAGCCACAACGGTTCCGGTAGCGGCACCAGCCGCCACCCGGCACGCGTCTTCGGGCGAGTCAACACCACCGACCCCACCAGATTCCGGTACTCGAAATCAGCCGGCAACTGGTGCCATCCACCTTTCGGACACGCATGGGCACGCTGCTTCCCACACGGCCAACCCTGACCGGTTTTCGGGCCGCAACCGTGCTGCTTCGGCAACTGCTGCAACTGCCACGACAAATCGATCAGGCCACGGTCAAGGTCAACACGATCCCACGTCAAGCCGATCATCTCGCCCTGCCGGCCGCCGACCAGCAACGCAGCCGCCCACCTGGTAGCCATGCGGTCACCGTTGTTGATGCTGCACCGCAGCAGATGCTTGGCCTGCTCGGTGGTCAACGGTGTCCTCGGGGTGGACAGGAACCTCGGTTTGTGGACCGCGTCGGTGACGGTGCGGCGCAACAACCCCTCCCGGACGGCGTCCTTCAACGCGGCCTGCAACACCACGTGCGACTTCCAGGCAGCCTGATCGGAGGTTTCTGCGGCGAACCGGTGCATCTGCCGCACATGCTCCGGGGTGAGCTTGTCGAGGCGCTTGTTGCCGATCGCCGGGTTGATGTACAGGCGGATGGTCGTCTCGTAGGAGACGCGGGTGGTGGGTCGGATCTGGGTGTGGTGGATCTCGTTCATCCACCGGTCGAGCCATTTCTCCACGGTGGTGGACGCGGTGATGGGCAGGTATCCGTCTTCGACGTCGCGGCGCAGTTTCTTGAGTTTGTCGATGCACTTGTTGCGGTCCATGGAGGAGACGCGTTTCTGTCGTCGGCGGCCGTCGTGGGTGGGGAGTTCTACGACTCCGACCCACAGCCCGTTGGCGCGTTGGAACAGTGACCCGTCACCTTTGGTCTTTCGTGCCATCTGATGACCTTTCTAGTACACACAGAAAGTACACACTATCTTTCCGTATGACCTCGTATGACCTCGTGTGTTGTGTGGCTGTGACCTGGGGGTTTGTGGAGTCCTTGCAGTTCCAGACTACTTCAAACAGGTACAGCGGGTACCTGGCTAAGCTATTGGTGGTGTGTTTTACTTGCAGGCAGAGGCCGGTACCGATGGTTCCGATACACACAACGTGGCACACATTGAGTTCTGAGTGCACACAAAAACTCGTGCCGTTTGCCGGTCACCGGTCGTACGATCTGTCAATGGGGGATGAAATGGACCCAACTGAGCTTGCTGGTGTTGCTGACGCGGACACCATGAGCGCCTACGCCTGGTCATTGGAGAACGAGGTAGAGGATGTGCCGGCAGGGTCGGATCGTCCGTTTTGGATCACTGCGGCAGCTGTCGGGGTGAGTTTGGCGTGTGTGGCTGTTGCTGGGGTGTTGGGTGTGCGGTTTGTGCGTGGGGAGTTTGATGCTGCCCCGACTGCGGTGGTCACTACGACGGCTCCGACGACGACGGTGAAGCCGGTGGCGCGGCCTCCGCTGCCGACGACAGTGGTTGCGCCTCCCCCGGTGACGGTGACGACGGTCGTGGTGCAGACCCCAGCTGCGCCGCCGTCCTCCGCTCCGCAGACGGGGACGTTTGACCGGCAGTTGTTGGCGAAGTTGACGCAGCAGGGGTGGGTGTTGCCGAATCCTGCTGCGACGATCGATGATGCGCATGCCATTTGTTTGATGCTTCGTCAGGGGAAGTCTCGCGCTGAGACTGAGGTGATTTATGCGGATGCTGCGGGTCGGTCGGTGGTTGAGGTCAGCCCGTTCATCGGCACGATTATTGATACGTACCCGAACTGCCCGTAAGAAGGTCAGGGCGTGATCCACACCCGAAGTGTGGCGATTGTTGATACACTGTTGGCATGCCCACACTCACGGGCACCCTGGTCAGGGTGGCGGTAACGAGCAGAGTTAGGGCGCTGAGCCATCGTCGGGCGCCGCATTTCCTAGCTGACTCTGATGACCGGGTCAAAGGGAAATGAAAGCGCGCGTACAGAGAATTCGCCGCAAGGATGGAAGCCTCTACCAGTTCTTGGGGTGGTCTGTCCATGACGCTGACGGCAGATGGTCAGGCGACTTCGAGAGCTGGCACGACGCAATGGAGTGGGCCACTTCGTTCGCCGCCCGCGTTGAACATTGGCTTGAAGTTCAGACAAGACAAGGACGTTGTCAAGAGTGACTGAGCGCGGTGTTGTCCCTGAGCCGCAGCGGTCTCAGCTTCTCAATGCTCTTGAAGAGGGCGAGCGGGTGTCGGCGAAGATTCGCCGTGCGGTGGTCGCCGCCAAGGCTGCTGGTGGTTCTGTCCGGGAGATAGCCGTACTCACCGGGAAATCAACCAACACAATCCAACGATGGCTCAAGGAGCAGTGATGGCGCTTCTGATGGTGTTGTGGGAGACCAGAAGTCTGCGCGCTACGTGGCGTTGGCTGATCGCCTGCGCTGATGAACAGAACGAGATCCGGGAGCGGCGATGATGCCGTGGGTGTGGACGTTGCCGTGGGTGTGGACGTACAAGCATTGGACCGGTCGTGTGGTGTCTCTCGGTGGTGATGAGTGGTTTCGCCGAACGATCGTGCTGCGGTTGCCGTTTACAACTTTCGCTGTGGTTGTTGCGGTGTCTCCTCCTGGTCGGCTGTATGACCCTGTGGAGTTTCCGGATCCGAAGTTTGAGCGTTGGATGCGCGCGTTCGGGGGGCGCTGATGTGTGGTGGTTGTGAGGGTTCCCAACGATGGCTGAAAGAAGGCTGACATGACTGCAGCTACTGACCGCTACGAAGCTGAACGCGACCCGGATCACTCCACCATCGGTGACTCACTCACGCAGTACTCGATCGCGGGTGAGGCATTCACGGCTGGTGCGCAGTATGCGTTGGATCGCATCGTGGCGACCATCGACCGGGTTCTCATGGACCCGAACACATCCGAGTATCTGACCGACCGTGCCGCGGATATCCTCCGGGGTATTCACGCGGGAGAGCTGTCCTGATGTGTGGTGGTTGTGAGGTTAATTCGGATGACACCGTTTACGGCATGTGCACCGCTTGCGGCTCCATCGAGGTCGCGTTGACGCAGCCCACTGGCAGTCGGAACCTGAGCCACATAGGCGAATCAACCACCTACCCGACCGGCCACGGATGCGAGATGTGCAACTGATGAACACCGATGATCGTTGCGGCCGGTGCGGTCAACCGTTCAAAGACGGGGAGACAGTGATCGACACCCTTCCCCCAGTGCACCACACATGCCCAAACATGGATGAAGAAGCAAGCCGATGAGTGTCCTCGCTTGGTACGAATCACGATTCGACGAGATGCTCGGCAGCGACGAAGAACCCATGCACACAGTGGGGCGCGTGTTGTATTACGCATCGATCGCCACGTGGATAGCGCCGTTCCTCATGGTGGCGTTCGTCCTGATGGACGTGGTTGACGAGTTCATGGACGAGCTGAAGAAACGATGGGAAGAAGCCAATGGCTGACGCTTTGAAACCCGGTTGGTACCTGCGCCGCACCGTGTACGGAACGACTCGGTATATCGGCCCATACCGCACGTGGTTGGGTGCGCGGATACATGCGATCCGCCGGTTCGATTCCGTTCGACGGGTGTACCCAAACTAGACATGAAGAAAGCCGCCCCGCTTGCACTGGAGAGTTGTGCAAGCGGGGCGGCCCCGTAACCTGAACAGTTGCCGTTGTCCAGACCCTCAAGCCTAGACGATCAGAACACGCTGCGCCAGACCGTCATTCGGGGCGCTCGACCGCCCCGATGGAGATAAGAAGTTCCGCTATCCGCATCTTCATACGGGTCAGTCGGATCTTTGGATCTTCCTCCAGTTTCACCGCCTGAACGGGAGACATGTATGGGGTGTCTTCGGCGACGCGCCCGGTGTACTCGACATCGCCGTTACGGACTGTGACCAGTTGGCCCTTCTGGAGGAACATGATGCGAATTCTACCCTTCGGTTAGGACAGGATTGCGTATGCGAGGAGTGCGCCGCACGCAACCAACAACAGCAACACCCACACCCCCACATAACCATCAATCCACGGATCAGGCATCCGCAAGCGCAGCCCGCCGGCGCCGATCCCGACGCTGCTCACACCACAACGTGATAATCATCGGCGCATACGCCACCACACCCGACGCGTAAATCACGAACCGGATCGTGTCCCGATACGGATAATCCGCACCCCCCCACGACGACAACGTGCCCTGCCACAACACCACCGTCAGAAACACACTCTTCGTGAAAAACACCCGGCCGATACGGTTCGTGCCCCACTTCGACCGAACCCCATACAACACGGTGAACACCGACACCAGCACAGCCATCAACGTCAGCGTCCAGTTCGCCGCCAACCTGTAATCAATGTCCAGCCACACATCCGACAGGAACACAGCCACAATCCCCAAAAACCCAGCCATGTAGAAGCCAAGCATCACCGCGCCCCCCAAGCGTTCTGCAACAACTCAGTCCAACCATTCCGCACAATCTCACGCTGCAACGCATCATTCACCGCTGTGGAGTGCGCAGTCTGCCGCTTCACCTTCCGCAACCTCTCAGCAGACTGCACAACCTCAGCCTCAGCAATCGCAGCAGAACGATGCGCCTGAGCCACCTCACGACGAAGCGGATTCAACAACCAAGCAATCATCGTGCACCGGTGCTTCACCACTACTGCCCTCCACCCGTAGTTATCGTCTCACGGAGAGCAGCGAGGATCTTAGCCACACCATCCTCATTAAAAGCCCGCTTAGCGTCCGCCTTCCCGAACTCGGCGATCGCCTCAGCATCCTGCTTAGCGCGTTGAACATAAGCAGCGTTCTCCCGTCTGAGACCTTCAACAACCTCACGGTGATGGATACCCAGCACGAGCCAACCCCGCTGCAGTGAAAGTAGGAACAGGAATCCCACGATGAGCACGACGCCGACAACGCCGAGACCGTTCCAGAAGTCGGCGCTCCACATCGTCACGTCCCCAGCTCATCAGACTTCGCCTGTCCGATAACAACCGGTGTCGCCGAACCCGGAGTACCACCCGGAGCGGCGCCAACGACAAGCGACTTCAACACCGACACCAGAGCAGCACCGCCAGCGATGCTCAACGTGGCTTTCCAGTCCAAGTGAAAAAGGTCTACGGCGGAGATGCCGACGGACGCCAACACCGCTTCAGCGGCTGTGGATATGGCACGTTCAGCGGTGTCTTTCAACCAGGTTATCGTGTACATTTCTTTCCTTTCTCAGGCCAGGAAAAAGAAGGTTGCGATGACCGTCCACACGCGGTGTCTCATCGTTCGTGTGTGGACGCTCCAGTTCGTGTAGGTGCCGGCGCACCAACCGCATTCGGTCATGCGACACCCCTCATCCATTCGACGTCCCCAGGTGTGGCGAACGTCGAATAATGCGGGTTTGGGTTGGAGGCGAGGAACATGATCGCGTCGAACAACGCCATCACGATGCCGAGCCCTTCGCCGACTGGGTTGCCGAACAGCGACAAGACCCGCGTCAGGATCGCGGTCGGACCACCGACCCACGAGTTTTCGGTGATGATCCGGGCGATTGCCGTCTGATCCCGACCGGCAGCGTTGTCAGAGACTTCGGCGAACATGTCATCGTCGTTGGCGTTCTCCGCCCAACGATCCCCGATACCAAGCGCGACAGCATCGAACAGTTTGTGCTGCATGATGCCACTCGTACCCTCATCGGGCGGATCGATTGCCCACGCGCAGATAGCGTCCTTGGCGCGGCGCGGATTGCCGAACATGAGACCCCGGCGGAAGTCCTTCAACCGGTAGTGCAGCGGCGCGTTCAAAGGCAGCACGTACTTCCACATGAACTCGCACCACACCATCGCGCCCTGGGAGAACCCGATCCCACCCCACGGAGTTCCAGGAGGGAACGGCCACATCACCTTCGGGCCATTCGGATTGTTCGGATCCACCGGTGGACCCTCAATCTCGTGGCGAGACAACTGCCGGTACAAGGCTTCCACACCGGTGTGGTTCTTGAACGGCAACGCGGTGGTGTCCCAGTCGCCGACCGGTTTCCAGTGACACACGCCTTCCTGTTCGAGCTGGCTCGCCGTCGAGGCACACGGGCCGAAGAACATGTTCGACATGTGGCCCTCAACGGTGAAGATGATCGGCTTCACCGGATCCGGGCGCTTCAGTAGCCCAACGTCGTACTTGAACTCCAAATTGACGATACCCGGGATGTAGTGCGGTGCTCCCGGTTTCCCCTCACGGGTGTACACGTCCTGCACGCGTTTCACCTCAGCCGTGAGTGCTGGGGTGAACAGGTCACTGTCGTCGAGGGTGTTCCGGGCAGGCGTGAACTTCCGCTTAAGAAGGGCCTTGAGTTCCACAATGACTGGGCTGCGGTCACCTTCGCCCAACCCAACATATACCCCGTTGAGTTTCATGACTGCGTCTTCTTCACGTCGTAGAAGCCTTCGATGCCGAGTTTTTCGCCGATCACAGCGACAGCATCAACGAGCGTGCGACCACCCAACTGGGGCCACTGAATGCGCAGCTGGTCCCACGTCTCCTTCGCATAGTCCGGAGGCAGCGTCGGCCCGGGCTGCGGTTCGATCGGCGGGTGCTCGCCAGGAAACACGAACCCCTCCATGTCCTTGCGGACTTCGCCGCGGAACCACGACATGTCGAGGTTCCCCGGATCCCACTTGCCTTGCGCAGCACCGGCCCACTCCTTGTGGCCGATGACGCGGGTGGCAGGCAGTTCCAGTTTCAGAGCGAGCGCAGCGCAGGTGTCGCGCATGGAGATGATCTGTGCGTCGGGCCAGCGTTCGGCGGGGTCGTAGCCCTTGGGCAGGTCGGGGCGGGGGGTGGGCCAGGCGCATTCGATGCCGATCATGTGCGCATTGGCGTTGTTTGTCGGCAGCCACGGATATGATCCCTGGCCGGCGTGCCAGCACACCCCGACAGCCACGATTGTGACGGTGCCGTCAGGTGCGATGTGAATGTTGGCGAGTGGGCCTGCGAGGTCGGGGCGGCCGTTGCGGATCGACTGCGCTGATTCACGGGAGTTTCCGGTGTGGTGCACCATGACACCGCGGATGTCCTTGAAGTCGCCGTGGCCGGAGTTCTGCCACCCAGGCAGCGTTTTCAACCGGTCACCGAGAGCAGGGCGCAGGACTTCTTCGAGCCAAACAGGGTCACCAGTCCAAGTCACGGGGGTCTCCTTCGGGGGTGTGGGTGGTTGAGATCCGAGCGCCCGACGCAGCACCGACCACGCCTCATCCCACTTCTCGGCGTACCGGTCAGGAAAGGCGGACTGCTGCACCCGCTGGGCGAACTCGCCAGCGAGGCGCGGGTTGTCCTTGGCGCGTCCGTAGTCGTCGGCGAGGCGTGTGAGGAAAGTGTTCGCCGCCTGCGACAGGGTCATCATGTTCTCGGGTGTCCCCCACCACGGTTCGCCGTTCGGCCCGGGCTGCTGTTGGAAGTAGCCCGAGGATCGGTTGTCGTCGCTCTTCGAATCGTGGGGGTAGTTCTTCGTTGCGGGCACGCGGTCGTTGGCGGGGCACCACCATTGGCGGTTGTCGCCGGTGCCGGTGCCCACCTCGGTGCTGATCGTCATCAGCGCGATGACCGTAGCGAGATCGTCCAGGCCACGGGACAGCGACACGGCATGGACTTCGCGGGCGACCTGTTCGCGTGTGCGCAGCGGGCCTTCGGGGCGGAACCAGGTGAAGCTCATCGGCGTCCCTTGAGAAATTCGGTCAGGTCGAAAATGTCCGACAGGATCGGAATGTCGATGTCGGGGATGTCGTTCAAGTCCTTGCGAACCTTGTCAGCAATGTCCATGACATCCCCCACCATCGGAACGGCCGGGATGTGTTCGGCGATCTCGTCGACGATCGCTTTCGCCGCGGCCGCCGCAAGTAGGGGCAGCATCGCCAGCAGTTTCTTCTCCAGGGCGTCGATGATGACCGGCACCTTCCCCATCGCCTTGTCGACTGCCCGATCGATGATGGGGTCGAAGTCGATGATTTTGTTGAGGATTCCCATGCGGCTATGGCCTTTCGGTGTGTAGTTCCACCTCGCGGCAGTTGACCACTGAGGTTCCGTACTTGTGGGTGTGCTGCTCGTGCTGGGCGATGAGGGCGAGCAGTTGCTTTTCCAGTCGGGCGACACGGGTTTCGAGGTCCCGGCACGGGCGGGGTCCTTTCATGCAGAAACCCCGCACACCGTGTTGGTGGCGGGGTTTTCTGGGGGTTGTTCAGATGTAGAAGAGGGTGTCGTTTTCGATGAAGTGGTCGACGAGTGGGCATCCGGTGGCGAACATCCAGGACAGGAGTCCGGTGAGGACTGCGCCGCCGAGGAGTCCAGTTCCGATCGCGGTGATGGCCTGTTTCATAGGGCACCTGCTTGGCAGGCGTAGCCGAGTAGGAGGCCGAAGGCGAACAGGAACAGCGGCAGAGTGATGGTGACGACCGGGATGAGGGGTAGGTGCCTTCTGCCGAGTCGGATGGTGATGTTTTCGGGGCTGGTCATGACAGCCTCCTGATGGCAACTCGGGAGGTGTCGATGAGGTGTTTGCGGCCTTGGTCGTCAGCGACGGTGTAGACGGTTCCTGCGGTGAACAGGACGGTGGCGTTCCAGCCGGCGGGTCCGCGGGACTGCACGTGGATTTTCATGGCCGGTCACCAGGTGTCGGTGGTCTCGACGTGGTGGCGGCCGCCGCCGCAGCGCTTCACGCAGCGCTTCACGGTCTTCATGCCGTCGTCGGTCATGACCTTTTTGACGGTGCCGTCACCGTTCATGACGGGGGTCCACACTGCGCCTTGTCCGCCGCTGCCGGTGGCGCAGGCGTGCTTGTAGATCATGCCGGTGCCGGTGCCGTGGTTGTCGCACATCTTCGGTTGGGCGTCGGCGACGGCGGGTATTCCGAGGGCGATTGTTGCGATTGCGAAGACGGTGGCTGTTGCGGTGCGTAACATGGTGCGGGCCTCCTGTTGGGGGTGGGCCGCCTGGCGGGGTTGGTTTCTCAGGCCTTTCGCCCCGCCGGGCGGTGTCTCAAGTTGATGACTCGAGTCTAGCAATGCTGGACAGCTTGTCAAGCAATGCTAGACTTCGATTTATGGAAGAAGATCTGCTCGCACAGATCCGCGCCAAACGGCGTCAACAGGACACCCTCAAGGATGACATCCGAGACCTGGTGAACCAGGCCCTCGAATCCGGTATCCACTGGGAGAAAGTCGCCGACGCTCTCGGCGTCACCAGCCGACAACGCGTATCCCAGATACGCCGCGGAACCCGCTGACTAGAGCTTGTCCTCTTCAGGACCGTAGGTCTCAAGAACCCAGCGCGCATACGCGATCAGATCCTTGACGCGAGTTCCGCCAGGCTGGCGCTTAACCCATAGCTCCAGATTCTCTGGACGGTTATCGTTTCGGATCCCGTTCTTGTGATGCACCTCTTCGTGACGCTGCAACGGGCGGCCAAGTACCTCTTCCATCACCACGCGGTGTTCTAAGCGACTTGGAAGTCCGACGCCGACATACACCATCACGTATCCCGCTTTAGTCTGGAGACGTTTCCCACCTTTCCAGTGAGGGTGATCGGGTCCGCTCAGATATCCCCGGTGCTGATCTGCCAGCGCGTGAGCACACTTAGCTGAACAGGTCTTACGTTGCTGTCCGCGGACTTTCCGTTCAAATTCTGCGCCACAGACGATGCATTCGAATTTGAATGGCTTCTTGTGCCGACCCTTCTGATACGCCCAGTTGCACTCGTCTGAACATAACTTGGTAGTCGGACGACGGTTAACGAACTCCTGGCCGCAGTGGACGCACATGCGCGGAGTTACCTTCATCCGGCTTATGAGAGTTCTCCCAGTCTTCCCCTTGTAGGGATGAAGACAAAACCACTGACCAGTTTCATCCTGCACGTATTGGTCTTGCGACTTTCCGTTGCGGCAGGGAATTTTCATACACCGACCGTAACATCCCGTCTGTTGTTACGGTCGGTGTAAGGCGTCGTTTGTTGAACGTTTCTAGGACAACGTAAACACAGGTGACGGAGTGCCGTCGCTGTCAATTGTCAAAGTATTGCCGGCGGAAACGCTCACGTCCTGACCGCCGCCCGTCGTGTCGAGAAGGACATAAGCAAGCACGTTGCCGCTGACCTCGTACAGCACTGCCCAGCGTGCGGTGATCCCCGACCCGGAAGCGGTCCACACGGGGTTGGTGGCGAATGACACCGCCACGCTCGTGGTGCCCGTCAGGGTGAGGGTGACGGAGACACCACCGGTGGTGTAGCCGTTGCCGTTCGACACTTCACCGGTGACACCAGCCCATGTGGTGGACGATGCACCGATGTTGGATGACGAGGTGACGAGGGCGACTTTCCAGGTGTCGGAGTCGAGGTCGAAGGTGCCGTCGAGCAGCATTTTGCGGGCTCCGGACGGCAGGGTCCAAGTTCCAGCGGCCAATGGAGTTTCCTTTCAAATGGCAAAGACCACCAGGATTTCTGGTGGGCTCCGATGTTGGTGGTTGGGTTAGAAGGGGACGAAAACACTCGCCCAGGGGGTCGAACTGCTAGACGTTGCCGACACTGTTCCCGACGTCGTCACGGTGTTCTGGGTGAGTTGGGTGCCGTTTGCGTTTCGGTTCGACCGGTTCGTCATTCCGGTAAATTCCGAGTAGGTGCCTGTTGCCGCACCTCCCGCGCCTGACGACAGGACAAGCAATCCGACACTTCCCGTCAATGTGACTGATTGGGATGCCGTTGCCCCCGAGCCGTAGTTGGTCACTGGCGTTAATGTGGTGGGCACGCCGGTGAATGAGATCGCTGATGCTGCGATCCACATGCTGCCGCTGGAGCTTACGGAAATTGTTTTGGCTGTGCCGTTTCCTGCTCCTGCTAGCCGGTATAGGCGCAGGGTTCCGTTGGCGGAGGTGTTGTTGTGTTCGATGCTGGCGATTTGTGTCATTGTGACGCCGCCGCATGTCACGTTAGAGACTGACCCTCCTGATCGGTCCCAAGATACGGATACGAATATGTCTGCTCCGGTCGAGGCGGTGATGGTGAAGTTGGCGACACTGGAGGCTCCTGTTGAGCCTGCAGCAACTGTGTTGTATGCGGCGGGTGATTGGTTGGTGATGGTGGGCTGCCCGCCGGTGACCGCGATAGCCGCGGCGCCAGGGGTTAGTCGGGTGAGCTGAGTGACCGCCGGCTGGCCGCCTGATACACCGATGAACGCTGCCGCTGGTTCGATGATGTGGGCCTGACGGATGACGGGCTGACCACCGGTGATCGTGACCTCGGCGGCGCCGGGGGTGATGACGGGGCCAGAGAGTGGTTGCCCGCCGGTGATGACCAGTTCCGCCGCTGTGGGTTCGACCAGTTTGTGTTCGGTGGCGATAACAGTGGGGGTTCCACCAGTCACCCCCACCACAGCGGGGGTGGGGGTGGTGATGGTCTCCACGATCCAACCGGGCATCATGCACCCCCATCAGGAAGGTTGGACCACTCGATCAGGACGTAGCCGTCACCGCCCGCTCCGCCGTAGCGACGAGCATTAGTCCTATGACCGCCACTTCCGCCACCACCTCCGCCGTATTTACCTCCGTTACCGCCGTGACCGGTGGTTGTGGACCCGCTGTTGTTGCCACCGCCACCGCCTCCTCCAGCGCCTGGGTTACCGCCGGTTTGGTCGGTTGCGCTGGACCCGTTGGCCCCGGCACCGCCCCGCGCCCCTCCGGTACCGACCGCGGAGTTACCTCCTCTGCCCCCGGGAGTCTGGCTATTAGAGTCCGAAACCCGGCCGCCTCCGCCGCCGCCCGCACCTGCACCGCTCGGGTTATCTCCGCCATCTTCCGCAGAGCCTGCCGACGCGCCCCCCTTACCCCCGGGCGCGCCGGGGATAACGACGGCCCCGGCAACCCCGGAGACGACGCTCGTCAGGCTTCCAGCGCCCCCGGACACCTGCGTACTGCTACCGGACAGCGCGACCGCGCCGCGCGCCCCTCCTCCTGCGATCAGCGACACAGATCCGGACAAGAACGAGGACGATCCCCCGTCGGTGCCGCCAAATCCTGTCGAGCCTCCACCGGTATACGCCCCGCCGAGTCCTAAGACGACGCTGTAGGTGGAACCCATAGCCTCGCGAGGCACCCACACGCGGGGAATCTTTGCCCCACCCGCTCCGCCGCCGCCGCCGCGGCGGTAGGTATCATCGAAACTCTGGTAGCCCGCACCGCCTCCGCCGCCGCCGCCGACCAGCGTCACCCACGCGCCCGTAGCGCCCTCGGGCACCGGAGCGTTAGTGCGGTTCACGTTTTCTTCGATGAACGGTTCGAACGCGGCCTTCACCTCAACGGTTGGTGTACCACCGGTGACCGAAAGTGCGGCACCCGCAGGGAAGAGCGCTTCCCCACCCGGGCGGCCACCCGAAATCGACAGGCTCGCTTTCGTGGGGGTGATGACCTTGTTCGCCACATCCACCACAAGCGCAGGCTGACCCCCAGTGATCTTCAACGGGGCAGGCAACGGCGTGGCATCCACATCCACAGCAATCCTAAGACTCACCGCCATCGACGCCCAAAAATTCGACCGCCCCGACAACGCCGAAACATCACCAGACTTAATCGTCGTACTCACCAACAACTGAGGAGATACCCCAAAATAATGCGCACGACGCCGAGCACCAGACACCGCCCCCAACTCCGACGACCCATAAGCCGCCGAAAACATCTGCAACGTGATCGAACCAGAAACGTTCGACACTGAATGACTATGGGACGTGCCCTGCCCAAAGTTCACCGACACAGACCCCACATTGGTCACCGGTCCGAACGTCAATCCGTACGCCGTGGCCCAGGCACCGCTGCTGACCGACACCACAAACGTCTGCGCTGAACCAGTGCCAGCCCCCGCGGCGCGGAACAACGCCTGACCACCCTTAGCCGCGTCGTTGTTGTGATAAACGACAGCGACCCGTTCCATCGCCACACCACCGTAGGTGGCAGTCTGAGACCCACTCGAACGATCCCACGCAACAACGACAAACACATCAGAACCAGCCGCAGCAGCGAAACTACCCGTACCGCCCCCAATACCAGTGATCGGCGCCGATATACCCCCGTACCCCAGGTTCGCCGGGGCAGGCTTACCCAAGAACGGATCAGAAGAAATCACACACGACGTGTATTCCTTCGTCGGCATCGAATCCGGAAGAATCAGCCTCGCGATCTCCGGGAAAATCTGTGAGAACGTCTGGACGCCAACACCGTTCTTGCCAGCCGATTGAGAATTCTCATAGCAGACGATGATCGACCCGGATTCCTTGTGGTACATCGGTGAGCACTCATATCCCACCCAAGAACCAGCATGGCCTTTCCAGTCGCCGTAGTCGTACCAGGCCAATCCGTAACCGTATTCCGGTGGCGCATATGGGCTGCCCGAAGGGATGGGGCAGAACATCGAGTCACGAAGTTCCGCCATCTCCGGTGTCAACAGGGTGGCATCACGCATATGGCCAACCCACTTGTGCAGATCGGTCAATGTCGACACCAGCGACCCAGCGCAATGCGGATACGTCGGGTGAGTCTCGGTGGTGATCCCGCCCAGCAGCCCATCATGACCAACCGCGTACGGGGCGGGCATTTTCGCCGTCGCCGGCCACGACGTTTCCGTCAACCCCAAAGGGGTGATGATGTCTTCGGTGATGATGTCGCGAATATGCCGGCCACGCACCGCCCTCAAAACGAGGCTGATGATGAACCAGTTGGCATTGACATATTCGAATCCCGTTCCAGGTTCACGAACCGACTTGTGGCTCGTGAGGATCCGAAACCAAGCGGAATCGGAAAGCTCCGATTTCGGCATCAACGCAAAGTTGAGCATGAAGCTCAGGTCGCGCTGCTCGTTGAAAACGCCTGACCGCATCATCATCAAATGGCGAATCTTGATCTTGTCGGCCTGGTCGATATCACTGAGTTTGAACTCCGGGGTATCAAACTGGTCGATCGTGTCCTCAAGGGACAGCAGGCCGTCCTGGATTGCCATCAACACGGCGGTGGCCGTGAACGGTTTCGTCGCTGAACCGATCCGGAAATGCATATCCGGCGTCAGCGGCACCCCCGCAGTGGAAATGCCGTACGTCTGCAGGTACTGCCCGTGCGGGCTGGTGATGTACAAGCCGACACCAGGCCCCGCACCATCGGCCATGCCCTGAGCGACGATCTGGTCGATCTGCGCCGTCAAAGACGGATCCATCGGACTTTCAGTGGGAACCACCTCATCGGTGGCGACCTCCACCACCGCAGAAGGTTCGGACTCGTTACCCGCCTGATCAAGGTTCGTGGTGTAGACCCGGTACACCGTTCCCGACGATCGACCATCCCACGTGAAGTCCTCATCGATCGGCACCGGAAGCATGTTCAGCTTCTCCTGGGTGTCCGCGTCATACACGTTGTAGGAGACGATCATTCGTCGGTGCCTCCCTCTGCGCGCACAGTGATCCTCGAGAACGTCTTGCCCACCACAACCGTTTCCGGCGGCGTCGGCGGCGTCGTATCAACCGGCTCCGGGGTAGGCGCATCCACCGCACGGCGGTAAAACTTCACCCAGCCACCACCAGGAGCACCAGGACCACCATGGTTGAGGAACCGGTCACCACCATTACCGCCACCACCCGGCGCGATACCACCACCACTGGGCACCTTCTGATGCCCGCCCGCCAAATACTGCTCGCCGTTGTACTCCAACGGTTCCGGGTAACCACGGCCGATCGGCTTCCCGATCAAACCGAGCGAATCACCACCCGCACCGCCCTCACACCGCAACTCGTGGACACCGGTCGACGTTTCGAACGAGAACACGGTGTCGCCACCATTGCCGCCCACACCCGTACCACCAGCACCCGGCGTGCCCGGAATCAGGGAAATGATCACGTCCTCATCGGCGTCGAAGTCTTCACCCTCGATGAAGGTCTTGCCGTTCGGCTTACCGGGCCAGCCGCCCTCACCGAACTGCGCCAAAGACGCCTGCCGGCCGCCACCCGACCCGCCCACACCGAACAGGTCAAACGCGTTCGCCCACTTCGGCTTCGCGATCGTCGTCTCATTCGTGCCCAAGTAAAGAACCATCGGGTCGTAATGATCAGAACCCGAACCTGTATCGACGGCGAGTTCAATCCACGGCACCTTCGCCGAACGTACCACCGCCGACTTCGCAATCACCAACGGGGGATTGTCCGGATTGGCGGTCTCGTCGCGCACCGCCGCCGTCGACTTCACGTTCGCATATGGATGATCAGGAATGTCATCCTCTTCGTCGTAGCCGCGGATGTAGTGCGTGCCCGACCCGACGATCACGACCTGCACCTCGAACTCGTCGCTGATCTCGCGGGGCAGCGCCTCGTCAAGCTGGTAGTACACCCAGCCGGTTGTGTCACCCGGAGGCAGCAGCGACACCAGGTTCGGTGAGTGATGCACCCGCACACGCGCACCCGTAGCCTTGTCGATCTTGCGGACATTGGCGTAGCACGCGGTGATGTCCTGCGATCCCTTGCCGAGCCAGCCGATCACACCAATCGGCTCCGACTTGGCGGCACGATAGGTGATGGCCAGCGTCGCGTTCTGCGTCACCGGAAGCCACGTATTCGCATTCGAATACGGATAATTCGCGTCCCCCGACGGCAACAAACCCTTGTCGACCGGCTTGTTCGTGGAGATCCCCGCCAGCAGCCACGCGAACGCCCCCTGCGCAGCGTTCGACGACACCTGAAGGATCGTGTTGAACAAGTCCGGGAGGCTCGCCCCGCTGCCGTGCTGCCCCACCAACCCACCAACGAGGTGGTCCAAAAAGTTCTGGATCGCCTCAGCAATATTGCCGGCACCCAAAGACCCCAAAATGTTGGCAGGGTTGATCGACGTCAACGCCTCCACCAACTCCTCAAACGGGTTCAGAATCGCCCCGACCGTGCCCCGCAAAGTGTTGATGATCGTCTCAATGAGCAGATCGATCCGACCCAACAAGTTCTGCAGAACGTCAGGCAAACCGTCCACCCAATCCTGCTTCAACCGGGTGTTCTGCGACGCCGACGCATCATCGAAATAAAACGTTCCACCCGTGGCCGTTTCAGTGACCAGGAACCGGACCTGAACCCCCGTCACACCCTCAGCAGGCTCATACACCCCCGAAAGCTCAACACCCGGCCACTCCACATCCGCCGCCGCACTCGGCGTGTAGGTCGCCACATCGACAGGCGCATCCACCACATCGCCGCGGTGCGGAATCACCTGCAACCGGACAGCAACACCCGAACCCACATACCCCTCATGCGCAATGAACACCTTCGGCGTGAACTCCTGCGCCACCGCGATCACGTCTTCGCTGTGGATCGCCTTCTGCGTGCCATCCGCAACGATCTTCGCCGCACCCGAACCGTCACTGCTGCGCGACTTGCCCGCATCGATAGACCAGCCGGCGTCACTCGTGATCGAACCAGAAGCAAACTCGCCCGCTGACAACAAGTTGATGGACTGAGCCCGCCCCAACTGGCCGAACAGCTGCGCCAGCAACGACCGCGGCCCGATCAACAAGTTCAAGGGCTCAATGAAAACCCTGGTGACCGTCTCCCACACCTCGCGCGGCTGCACACCGTCAGAGAAATCGATACCACCGAAAATCGGCGACAAAATATCGTTGATCAGGTTGATGATGTCACCGAGGATGGGAATGTCTGACGCCCAGTTGGCCAGCGCCCCTAGCGCATCCTCGACGGTGTTCCAAATCTGGCCAGGAAGGTTCAGGATCTGGCGGATGATCGCCGTGATCACCGCACGGGTGAACTCGACGCCCTCCCGCAGATCCTCAGGCAGAGATCCGAATAACGCAGCAAGAAACTTATCGAAGCCGATAGATGTTTGGCCGCGCATCGCGGCTTCCCACTCCGACTGAGGGCGGGCAGCCAACTCGGCAAGGGACCCATAGTTGAATGCCGAATCGGGAAACTGGCCATCTGGTTGCGTCATACGTCCCAAGCCTCGAAATCAGCGAAGTTTCCGCCGGGAGCGATCCACCAGTCCGCACCCATGATTACGCCGACCCGCCGGCGGCCAGGCCCGTGAGGAATCTCTGTGGGGGGTACCACCAGACCTGATCCGAGTTGAGATCCGTTGCGGTACATACGCAGCGTTGAGTTTGGGCGGTCATACCAGCCCTCAATAGTGTTGCCGGCCGCCAACGCAACACTGGTGGTGTTGTAGCGGCGCCACGAGTTCGGAGACGTGCCCTTGATCAGGGAGATCCGATGTCCGGTCAACAACCCGGAGGCGATTTCCACCCCGTAGTAATGAGTCATCGCCGTATCTCCACAAAACCAGAACTGCGAGGTGCCGTTGATGATCAGCCCATCAGGGACAGTGATCTTTGCCCTAATGTTGTCGGACAGCATCTCGGTTCGGTGATACCCGGCAGCACCGACCACCCACGACAACGGATCGAACAGGCTGTCCTCAGCGGTGATATCTGGTGATGCGCCGCCGGTGGTGGTGAGTCGTCCACGAACGTTGATCCAGTCGCGTACACCGTCGTTGAAGTCGTCGTAGATGCGTGTCTTCAAAGACAGGGACGTTGAATGTGAGGCTCGGGAAACGGCGCCCAAAAAAACCCCGTCCGTGAGGGGCGGGGCTATCGGCTTGTGGGACCGTGACGACGAAGCACCGATCATGCTGACGCCCGATGCTGAATCGCCACCGTCACCGACTGGGAGACAACTTCCACCCCCGTGCCGCCGTTGATCGGGAACTCTTCAATGAACGTATCCCCGTCCCACACGCGCACGAACCGGACAGCGCCGTTGACTTCTTCGAAAGTGACACTGCTAGACATGACTCCGTTGGTGGGGGTTCCCCATGTGACAGACTCCTTGCTGCTGAGCATGTTTGAGTTGTCTGACCCGGTAGCGGTGTGAAGGCTCATCCCGTCCACGTTGCCGTAGGCGGCGCACAGCTCGTTCAACTGTGAAGTGATCATGCGCGTCCCTTCCTCCACACCGGACCTTCAAACCACGCCACACGCGGATACCCGGGTTCTTGCACGTACAGGGTGTAAAACGCGCCGTTCGGGATCGGATCCAGAAGGGCAGCGAGGATCTGGACCCGAACTGAGGTCGAGGTGACCTCAGCGGCCGGCCAGTACCCGAGAAGTTCGGTGGTGTCCCGAGAATAGATTTCGTACTCTGCGGTGGTGTCGTCGGCGAACGACTGACCTGCGGCCAGTTCGAAGACGTGAACAAAGTCTTGTCCGCGGCGGATCACCATGTCGTCGTAGCGTGTGCCGTAGTCGCCGATCATCGTCCGGACTCCTCTTCACGTAGCCGCTGCAGTTCGCGGAACACTTCGGCCTGCTGCTGCGGCGTCAGCCGGGCCACCGCATCGCGGGCAGGATTCGGCTCCGGGTCAGGTTCCTCCACCGGAACCCACGTCCCAGGTGAGGTCAGCCAGTGCGGCTCATTACCGGACGGCCTGCGGTACTTGATGACCGGTTCCTCTGTGGGCCGAGCACCGCAGTCCCACAGGCGTTTCGACACCATCCGCAGGTAGTCGACTGGCATCGCCAACTGTCCGCCACGCATACCAGGCCACGCCACCAGCATCCACAGAAATGCTTCTTCCGGGTTGGTGGGGTCGCAGTTCTCGCGAGTCGGGAAATCCATCAGTAGACACCCAAATCTCTTAGTCCGGCCACGATTTGCTCGATCTTTCCCCACGCCCTCTGGGCAGGGTCCTGCAAAGCCCTGTCGTCTCCGATGGTGGGGATCCATTCCTTGGCACCGTCTTCGGTGAGTTTCAGTTCGATCTTGCGGGCGCGGTCCATCCAGATCCGACCGTTCGGATCATCAGGGATGACGTATCCCAAACGGTCATCGAGGAAGTAGTGCCCTAACCCGTTGTCGCCGATCAGGTACGGGGCACCGTCGATAACCTTCAGTTTGCAGGAGATGGTAGTTTTGGTTGCCCAGAACCCGGCCCGCAACACCATCAGGGATGCGATGGTGTACGCCTTGTTGGCACCGTCCTGGAAATACTCGAAGTACCTAGACCAGCCGGATTTTTGCGCACGCTCAATGCTTTTGACGCTCCACCACGCGAGTATGGTGTCTTCGTACAGGGGCTTGAGTAGGGTGTCGACCGTGCCGCCCAAGGACCCGATCTGGGCGAGGCCACCCAAGATGTCAAAGGCCGCCTGGATCGACGCTGAGATGGCCTCATTGACGCCGGGCATGCTGTGCCCGCCCACGTTGACCTGGACACCCTTGGCTGGGGAGTTGACGTGCTGCCCGGTCTCCACCTGCCGGTACACCGCGTACGGGTGTTCCTTGTGGGTCAACCGCAGGTTGGGGAGGAAGTAGTCGTTCGGCTGGTCGGTGTCCTCGATGAGGTTCTCAGTGGAATCGATGAAGTCGTCGGCGAATTCGGCCACTGTACGAGCCAGTCCGTCAAATGCGGTGCCGCCGTTCGAAGTTCCAATGTGGACACCAGACTTGTCGACGATATCGATGACGAGGGTTCCGTAGCGCAAGTTCGCGCCGCGCCACGGCTCCGGATCGCCTGGCAGGTAGCGGGTGCACTGCACGGACAGTTCGGCGTCCTCAAGCATGGTGTGCGCCATGTCGTGCCAGTTCTGCCAGCGGCTAGAAATCAGGCCCCACACCACACCGGAGTTCATCGCGTCGATGAACGACGTTGGCTTCACGACTACTTGCCAGGTGGACTGGTCGAAAACATCCAAGTAGGACGCAAAGTCAAGCGGGTCGTCAGGGATAGTGATGAGCGGGTTGTGTTCCCGGATCAGCTGGAGGTGCAGGGCGAGTTTCAGAATCCACGTGACCGGACCTGCCACGAGAAAGGCGCGGGGGAACTGGAATGCAGCCGGCAACCAAGGGTTACTCCACACGGAATACCACTTGGTGTTCTCATAGTCGTGCAGCCAGTCGCACACCACGACCACGTCACCGTCTTCGCGGTACTCCACCACGCACTTATCAAGCCGGCCCGACCAGCGGGCACCGCAATAGTCCGCGGTGATGTGCACGTTGCGTTTCTCGCCGCGTTCCATGCGGCCCCACATGTCGTAGAGCCAGAACCCCTCCGGAGAATCGAACGGCACCTCGGTTTGCGCCGGCCCCGAATCATTCGAGATCCACGCGAACGTCGCCGAATACTCGTTGCGCATCAGGTGGTGCAAGCCCCAGTCCCCATCCCACAATCGGATGAGGACGTCTTCGTCGCGCAGCATCTGCTCTTGGCGTTTCTGCGCGAGCGTGGCACGCCAGATCGCCTCACACTCGGCGGTGAGGTCCGGTTCGACGTCGATCACTTCAGCTAACCCACTCTTGACCCCACGGGCGGGACCAGCGCCGCGGCTGAATCAACTGCACAGTCACCCCTCCCTCGGGAACGTCCGTCACGTACACGGGAAGCTTCTGCTTCTGCGTGTACGGCGGGACCACATGCATGAAGAACTGACCACCCATACGAGCCAGATAGTTGGTGTTGTTGGCGGTGCGTGCCATCAACTCATCGGGATCGAGGTCGATCGTCAACCCGCCATCGGTGGGGGTGATGTTGCGGCACGGCACCATCCGCGCCGCATCCTTCCCCATCGGGGAGCGATTCCCCGGCTTACCGCCCCACGAGAAGTCCGGCAGCGTCGGGGTTCCGCCGGTCACCACCCATTTCACCAACATGTCACGGTTGGTGGGGTTGGACACCTCCACCTCACCCCAGCCCGCCTCAGTGAATATGGCGGTCGACACGTGCGGCTTCTCATACCAGTCCGGGTCGCCGGCCCGGATTTTCAACAGCGGCTTCAACAGCTGCTGCTGAATCGGGTCGATCTTCGGGGACAGGTCAGGGTCCTCGTACTGGACGATGTCCAAGTATCTGGTGCCTGACATTTCCGTGGAGACACTGATTTTCGCGTACTTGGCGTCCAGGTCGTAGCGGTCCAGTTCGAACCCGATCGCCTGGATCAGCAGGGACTCGTTCTGCTCCGCTGTACGCCCATTCGTCTCCACACACGTGAACTGCAAGTCCATGTCCCGGGCAACCGGTTTCCGGGACTTCTGCTTGGCGCGGCGCTGCCGAGCACCCTGCTTCCACGTCTGCTTCTCCGGGGTGTCGTACAGCTCCGACACCCCACCCTCGGACAGATAAACACCTTGGCGTCCGCGGTCCTCGCCGTGCACGCAGAGGTGTTCATCGTTCTGCCCGTGGATGGAGATATCGCGGATCCCCGGCTGACTCATGGCCGCCCCTGATGAGTCATCGCTTCGCGGCGCTGCACCTTCGAAAGCTTGCTCATCGCCTCATCCATATCCAGTGCCTGCAACGTGCCCACAAGGGGTGCATTGCGGCCCATTGCTGGTGTCAATTCGGCCATTTGGTCCTCGGTGAAGACGTACTCGGGGCGGCTGGAGAAGTTTTTGCCAACCATTCCCGGTTCCAGCACGCCACCCTGGTCGAAGGAGAAAATGTTGCGCCACCAGTCGGTCTGCTCCGGGGTCACCGGCTGGCTGGCAGCCTGCGGCCCAGGAGGTGGCCCTGCGGGAAGTGCGGGGGTAGGCGCCCCCGGTCCCGGCGGTGCCCCATTGCCCTGATGTGGCATCGGCGGAGGCTGCTGTCCTACCGGTTGTTGACCAGCCGCTGTGGGTTGCGCACCCGCTGCTTGCTGCTCCATCTGCTCACCGGTCGTCGTGGCCGCCGGCATAGCCGCCCCTTGCGGCAAGAACGCTGTCACATCCGTGGACAGCCAGCGCGGAGCACCAAACGGAGTCAACTGTTCGATGAGTGCGTCCGTGCCGATGCCGGCCATCTGGAATCCATACGACACACCACGCTTAGCGGCGTTAGCACCCAACCCGATTGCGAACGCCGCCGCTGGCCCCGCGGCCTGACCGCCGGCGCCGAAACTGCCCGCCGTTGCGGCAGCCGAAGCCGCGGTAGCCGCAGCAGAAGCCGCCTGGTCGATCAGACCGTTGATCGCCTCGGCGCCCATGTTGTACAACCCGGACACAAAGCTGGTACCCGCAACACTGGTGTTGCCGGCGCCGGCGGGAATGTAGCCCTCAGTTCGGCCCGAATCTGTGGGGAGCGCGGCACCATCACTGCCCTGGACTGGTTGCCCACCGGCACCGACCGGCCCAGGAGGCAGGCCAGCGGACATGCCGTGCTGCTGCATGTCCCCCATGTCACCGGAGTTCGGTGGTTCGTAGTACCACTGCTGGGAGAAGTCGTTGGCGCCCTTCGCCCCAGCCCCATACATGGATCCGGCGCTGCCCGCGTTCTCCACGTTGATGCCGTTGGGCAGGGTGCCCGCCATGTGACCGTTAGTTCCGCTGCCACCGTTGGTTCCGACATTCAATGCTCCGGGCTTGAAGCCCCGCTTGAACCCCAACGCTTCGAAGTCGGAATCGGTGGTGAAGTACCGGCCCGGAGGAAGACCTGCCATGCGTGCATAAATCTGCGACATGAACATTGAGCAATCGAACGCCCCGTACTGGTACGGCTGGCCCGAATTCTGGTAGGCGTAGTCGATCGCGGGGATCGCGCCACCATTCTCAAACCCGGGAACCGCAAACGGTTTAATCTTGCTGCGGTCATATGGGTGCTTCCAAATGTCCCGCATACCGGGCGGCCACCACTCCGGAAACAGGTAATCGTCCGGGTCGATCGGCTTGTCGAACCATCCGGGGGGCGGATCGCCCCACTTGCCGCCTTCACTCCAGTCAGGCAGGCCCTTCTGGTTGGGGTTGTTTCCTCGGTTCGGGTCGGGCGATGTTCCTCGACGATCCTTGTCGGTAGCACCGATTTCCTGGTCGATCCACGGAACGCCGCCCTGCTTGATCGCACCACCATTGGAGAATCCGGGGATCGCACCGGCGCGGATCGCCGCACGCAACGCATATGCCCCGGACTGCCCACCCAAAGCATCAACTTCATCGGCGGTGAGCATGTGCTCGCCGGGGGCAGCCATGATCAGGGTGTTGTCTTTGCCCTTCGGGCCGGGGCCACCGATCGGACCGCCGTGAGCACGACCCCCACCGAAACGTGGACGCTTCCAATCCTCAGGGTTATAGGGCACATAACCGTCCGCGCCGGCCGGCACAAGCATTTCGCCCACGCTGCCCGGAGTTGTTGTGGGCGGCGTGTATCCCGACGGGGCATGGAACACCTCGTTGTACAACCCTTGCAGCTTCTGCTTAGCGGCGGTGATGTCCACATCCACCGGAACAGTGGCAGGGGGGAGGGTCGAGTTTTTCGACACGAACGCGTCCAGGGCGGCTTGTGCCGCGGGGGTGCCGGCAACAACCTCGAATGACCCGTCGGGGAGATTCTTTACAACGATGCCGAGGTCGTTGAGTTCCTCCACCTTTTCCATGGCGTTGGACTCAACGATGATCTGCCCGTTGTCGTTGATTTTGATGAATGAGTCGCCCAAAGCATCGGCGACCTGCGCGGCGGCTTTCGTCTTCGCGGCCCACGTATCGAGCTTGCCGTAGAAACTCCCAGCGTTCTGCGCTGCCTCAGCAAGGTTGTCGGACACCTTCTGAAGTCCCTCGCCCCAGCTGAAGAATTCTTCAGCCTGAGTGCGCAACTCGTTGGCGGTGTCGTGGTCCCCGCGGATGTCGGCCTGCCACGCCTCAAACTTGTTGACGGCTCCAAGCACATTGCCAATACCACCAGCGAGGCCGGCGACAGCTTCGATGATGTCGGACGCGCCCTGCAGTGTGGATTGAGCGGCCCACACCACAGCCTTACCGAGAGCCGTCCAGAAGTCGACAATCTGAGCCTGATGGGCGCTGACCCAGTTATTCAGGTTGTCCAGGGCGGTGGTGAGGGTACCGATACCACCAGAGGCGTTCTCGAACGGCACACCAAGTAACGTCGCGCCGAGCCGCCCCAAGGCGGCGTCAAGGTTCTGAACCGCGCCATCGAACGACTGGCCCATCTTCTGCGCCGACCCAGCGATGTTGTCATGCACCGCGCGCTGGAAGTCCGCGGCAGAAACCTTGCCGTCAGAAACCATCTTCTGCAGCGCCTCACCGGTCACCCCGTACTGCTTCTGCAGCCACGTGAAGATCGGCAACCCACGATCGGCGAGCATCTGCAGATCGTCAGTCATCGCTTTACCGTTGGTTTGGACCTTGTTGAAGATCGAACCCATATCGTCGAGCGACGTTTGGGCGATCGCCGCGGCGTCCGCGACATTGGACAAATAGTCGGTGAGAGACTGTCCAGTGGGGACGCCGGCGGCGACCGCAGTGGCGGCAGTGTTGGCAGCAGAATCAAGCCCGAAAGCGGTGCCCTTCACCGACTTCAACGCCGAATCCATGATCGTCTTCACATCAGACGCCGAATGGCCAAGAGCCTCAAGCTTGAACTTGGCGTTGTCGATGTTTTTCAGCCGCGTGAAGCCCTTGGTCAGGGAGGTAGCGAGCAGCCCGACAGCGGCAGTAGCACCTGCAGCAGCAACACCAATACCGGCCTTGATGCCCAGGCCGATACCCTTACCGATGACCGTTCCGACAGCGTTGCCGATCTTCTCCCCACGGATGGAGGACTGCAGGGCACGTTCATACGCCTGAGCGGCGTCTGCACCAGCCTTGGCGGCTGCGTTCTTCGACCCGCCCAACCCGTTCCCGATGGAGGTGTTGAGGTTCTGCCCGATCTTCTGCCCGGAACGGCGGGACGCCGACTCCGCCTCATTGAATGCCGAATCGATCTGCTTCTTGAGCTGTTTCGTCTCAGCCACAATGCTGACGTAGGCGACGGCCAGTTCAGTTCCGTTAGCCACTGGCCACCTCCCGTTGTTTCTGTGCACGGCGCCGCCGAATGTGATCGGCCTGTGCGCGTTTCTTCTCGTCGAGTTCGGCGACCGATCTCACGGCCGGCGGCTTGTCAGAGGGACGCTTCTGAATCTTGGGGCGTGTTCCCTTACCGCCGCCGCGTTGCCAGTTCGCTCCCTGCAACGTCACCAGAATCATCGCCAGGAAATCGAACAGCGGTGTCCACCACCATGAACGGGGATGCAAAGACCGGTAGTAGGCGCTGTCCCCGTTCGGTGGGAGCCAGGCGATCAGGTCGCGGACGTCACCCCAGGAGATTCGGGGGCCGATGTCTCGGATTGTCCATCCGCGGGCGAGGAGGTCGGCGCGGATGGCCCCCCCGTGCTCTCCGTCGAGGAGGTCGGAGAGGCCAATAATTCCCCCAGCGGAACCGCAGACACCCGATCCCACTCGGCCTTGGCCTGCGCGATTTCCGCGGAGGTGCAGTTCTCCACCACCGAGAACTGCTCATCGGTCAAGACCACCTTGAACAGCGCCAGGTTCGCGGTGCGTTCAGCTTCCCGCTCGTCCATCTGTTCACCGAAGTCGGGGCGTTCCGGTTCCTCCGGTTCTGGACCAGGATCCTCAACGTCGGGGTCGTCGAGTCGTTTCTCCCACGCCGCCAACGCCTTCTGGTACTTGCGGGACTCCACCTGGTACTTGCGGAACTGGCGGCGAATCTCGTCGCTCTGCTTCTCCGCGTCCTGCTTGAAGCGGCGCAACGCGGCTTTGATGTCACGGACACTGGCCTCATCGAGGAAGTCCCACCGCGGCAACGACACCGACAGTGGGGCTTGCCCTTCGGGGTGGAATGTCAGTGTGACTCGCACACGCGGATCGGAGGCGGGAATGATGTCGGTCATTTTGGCTGGACCTTCTTGTTCGATGTTTTTTGGGCTGGGCCTGAGGGCCTGCCCGGTGGCCAGGCCCAGCCACGGAAAACCACCGGGCAGGACTGTTGTTACGACTCGTCGAGAACGTCCGGCTCGTCGATGTATTCGTTGACGCCGGCCGGGTTCTCCGGATGCGAGCCCTTCGCGGGGATGAAACAGTCGATGGTCAGGGTGTACTGAACCAGCTCGGACGACAGCCAGGTCACCTCACCGATCTCTGTCACCTGGCCCTCGGGGATGACCAGCATGCGGGTCTTCACCCCGTCGACCACGCGGACCACGAACGACTTCCGCGGCAGCGGCGCCTCATCGTGACGGATCGTGATCTTGCGATGCCCGTCGGTGAAGTCCACGTCAACGTTGCTGTCACCGAACACGGTCTTCAGCACGACCGGATTCGACTCGCAGCAGGTGACAGCCACGGTCTCCTCGTAGTTGTCCTGCGTAGTCTTGATTGTGGTGCCGGCGAAGTCCTTGTGCTTCGTCACGTCACGCTGAATGTTGTTGACGAATCCGTCATCACCCATCCAGCCATGCGGTTCGAGCGCCGCATCGAGTTCAGCTATCGCGTCGGTCGGCAGAGGAGTCCCAAGCGGGGCGCCGAAAAACGCTTCGTCATCAGCGGACCGGCCTGCGGCCCACACATTCTTTGAATCGGCCATGATGGCTCGCGCCCCTTTCAGGCGTTGATTGGCTGGGCCTGAAAAAAGGGTCGGTATTCAGTTATTTGGTGGAGAGTGTGAGGTCTCCGTGGAACTGCCACCGGTCCATGTCGGTGACGTCTGGGTCGGGGAAGTCCACGGGTCCTTGCTGGTTTGACCAGCCGTAGGAGAACACCCCCGAAAACAAGGATCCGGCCGAGTTACGTAGTACGGACGAGACTTCGCCGCACCATGCTTCGATGTTGATGCTGGATCGGAGTGCTTTGCTCAGCCAGCATTCGACCAGCAGCCGGTGTACGGACTGCACCGGGTTTGGTCGTCGTCCGTCAACTTGGGAGATGATGATGATTCGGTTAGGACGGTTGGTGGGCATTTCGTCGGAGACCCGGATCCCCGGCTGTCCCTCTTTGACAATGCGGATGCCGGTGAGCACACCCGGGGCGTCCGGCAGCCAGAAGTCACCCACTGAGAGCCCTGATCAGGGTGTTGTGCTTCGCGTTATGGCGTCGTGCGTATGGTGACACCGCAGCGACGCTGGTACGCCAGCGTCCTTGTGGCCGCCGTGCACCCTGCCGGCTCGACACCGCAAACCCAATACCGCCTTTGCCTTTCAACTGCTTGTTGGCTCTGGCAGCCACATCCTTCGCGGCGGCTTCCTCGAACGCCACCACACCACCAGCCGATCGGAGCTTGTAGTAGCCGCCGATCTTGTGCTTAACCCTGATCGTCATCTTCCACCACCACTTTCACCCAATGTCCGGCGTGAAACACACCCAACAGTTGGTCCGTTTTGGAGCCACCCCAAATGCACAGGTTGTTGTGTTCATCGGTGGAGAAACGCGTTGCGCCTTCGCATTCAGCAAGCTCTTCATGCGTGTGAACGACAATCACCCTTCAACCCTCCGAAGATTCACAACTTTGCCGCCAACCCCACCGAACGGTGACCCAGTGAAGTCTTCCGGATATCCGATGACTTCGTACTGAACCCCTTCGAGGTCAATCACATCGTGTGGCCCCGTCGAGAATTCCGGCGGCACCAGAAGTTCGATGTGCACCTCTACCCTGTCGTGCCCAGCGAGCTTCGGCTCCGTCGACGATGGTGAGGACCATCCATGAACTGCCTGTGGTGTGCCAGGTTCGTCCTTGGGTGGGGTCCACATCGGTTCGTCGCGACCATAGTCGTCCTCACCGGATTCAGAGTAGGAATGCACGCCGACGGTGAACGGAGTGGGGAATCTCATGGCTCCTGCTCGTAGATCGGCTGACCCGCCAGAACCGCACCGCACGAACATGTTCCACCGAAGTAGACAGAGCAGATCGGCGAGTGGTAATTCCCGCAGGCCACGGTGTCGACCGCGAATGCTTTCGACTCCGCACCGTTCTTGCAGATGTCCTGCAACTGGGTGATCTCACTGGGCCACAGGTTGAACCCGCCGCGCTGGCGCGTATCGAAAGTGACCCCGTAGGGACCCATGGTTTGCGATTGCAGAGCACCGGATCCGGCTTGCGACCAGCGCATCACCGCGCCGATCAGGATCAGCTTCGCCTCCGCCAACTGGTCGTCAGTAGGGTCGGCGGCCAGGCATGGCGCGACCCGTGACGCGCGAGCATTCGCACCGTCAACCCACACTGCGGCCATCGCATTCGCGGCGATGTCATCGGGCAGGTCTGCGGCTTTGATGATCTCAGTCACGGGTCACGCCATCCTGTTCACTTGCTGTTCTTCGCCGATGCACGTTTCGCCGGCAGCCGATAGCCACCAGCCAGACGCGCATCCTTCTTGGACTCGGCGACCAGAACGGTCTGTCCGTTGGGGGCGATCAGAGTGACCGTCTCAACTTTCTTCGCGGTCATGATCTCCCCTATCAGGATTCGTCGGCGTCGCGGACCACGGCGAACGCATCGGTCGACATGATGCCGATGCCGTACACAACCTCAGCGCGGATCGCGATCTGGTTCTGACGCTTCAGATCACCCAGACCGTCTGGGTCGCCGAACTCGATCAGCTCCAGAGGGATGCTGACCTGCACACCCCAACGGAACGCGGAGAAGTCACCGGCGATGGCCTTCACGTTCGGGTTGGTGGTGCGGTACACACCGGTCGACGCGGTCACAGCCTCCGGGCCGCCACGGACGGTGTCCGACACCGCCGCGTTCAGGCCGGCGAAGGAAGCGACGTCCGTGCCGAAACCGAGTTCCGGGTACAGCTTGCGGCCCTGCGAATCACGCTGGGTGGCCAGCATGAACGAGAAGGTGTTGTCCAGCGCGACACCGTCCGGGGACAGGTTGTCACCGAGGACCAGACCCACAGCAGCCTCAACAGCCAGGTCGGGCTTGGCTGAGGTGCCGGTGGTCAGCTCGACGATGTTGGTGGTGTCGAGGATCTTCGCCGGCGAACCCGACAGAGCCGCACCGGTGAGCGGGTTGATGCCGTGAATGCCGATCAGGTCGAGAGCACGACCCAGAGCAACACCGGACAGGTCCGCCATGGTCTGCAGGACGCCGAGTTGACGAGACTCGTCAGCCCACTTGACTTCCTGGCTGAACCGCTGGGTGACCTGCACCTTACGGGGGATGGCGGTGACGGGAGCGAACGTCGCCGTCGACTCGCTCTTCTGAGCACCTTCACCGACGACCTCGCCGCGAGGCGGGGCGGTCAGGGTCATGTACTGCTGTTCACCGAATTCCTGAGGCTCGGCCATCGACAGGCGGGCCAGGACGGACTGTCCCTGAGCCTTCTGCCACACGCCGGGCACCAGGTGCTTCGGCAGTTGAAATGTGCCGGTTGCAAGAGCGACCATGAGAGGCGTTTCCTTTCAGAGGTTAGGAACCGCCGCCGCTGAAGAAGGTCCGCGCGAACGCGAGATCCTCTTCCTCTTGGGTGGTTCCGCTGTTTGTCGACGTGCCCTCCTTGGGCACATTCGGATGTTTCTTCTTGCGCTCGGCCTCGGCATTCGCCTGCTCCGCGGCGCGGTCTGCGAGCCTCTTCGCCTGGGCGGTGAGAGTCTCTTCGTCGGTTCCAGTGAGGAACAGATCAGCGTCTTCCAGTGAGATTCCGTGCGTGACCGCAATGCGGAGCCGCAACGCTTCCGCTTTGGCGGTGTCCCGCTCAGATTCAGCAGCAGTGATCCGACCGTTGGCCTTCTCGAGTTCAGAAAGGTTGGCCTGCTCGATCTCGTCGAGCTTGGCAGCCTTCGCCTTCAGATCGTTGTAGTCCTTGAACTTTGACCGTTCGCGGTCCAAACGTTCCTTCAGCGCGGCGTTCAACTCTTCTTGCGAGGTTATTGCCTTGAACTCGTTCGCGGCGGGCGTCTCTCCGCTGTTGTTGCCGCCCTGGCCTTCCGCAGTCGTTCCTTCTGCAGTCTCAGACATTTGTTCCTCCTGGTCCGTCCGTTGACCGCCGGACGTGGGCGTAACCCGCCATGTGACGGGAAGTCTTGTGAACCTTCTAATCGAGGTTGTCTTTGATCCATTGCCGCACGCGGGCACGATCTTCCGGCGTGGACGGCTTATCCGATGGCTTGTACGGCTCCACCGGCAACGCTTGACCACCCCACGCCGGGACAGCCTCGCAGTAGCAATGCCCATGACACGCGAACCTTGCCGACCGTTTCGTGTACACAGCGCCGCGGGAGGCGACCATGATGCAAAACTTGCACGCACCGGGCCGGGTGCGCCGCATGTATCCGCGTGCCTGCGGATCCTCCTGGGCTGATCCGGTGATCGTGTAGTTCGCCGAGTTGGCCAGACGCTTCTGGAAGCCGTCCTCCAACCGAGACTTGACGGAAAGCACATCAGGTTCGGGCAGTTTCAACGGTTCCGCCACCCACCCGGCCAGCGCGTAGGCCCCAAGATCCTCGATGGGTTCAACGATCGCGGAGAACCGGCCGGCCACCTCAGCGCTTTCACGCAGCTCGTCGTACCAGTCCGCCGCCGCCGCCATAGCGGCTTCGCTCCACGTCTCCAACACATCGGGAAACACCCCAAACAAGGCGGCTTCCAACTCTGCTGGGCTCAACGACCAAAGATCATCCAGATCATCGAGAGCCAGTACCGTCAACCCTTGCAGGACGTTACTGAGCCGTGGCGCCATTGTTCGACCGGTCGATCAGAGCTTGCAGCGTGCCGCGGCCCTGAACGCGGCGTTTGTCGGCCATGGCCCGACGCGCCTGCTGGGGTGTCAAACCGATCAGTTCCAAACCGACCTCGGTCTCCGCAAGCCACGGCACCGCCGCCAACTGCTTCATACCCGCATCAGCCTGCGCCGACTTCGACAGATACCGCGGATCCCGCCACTTCGCATCGATCGACTTCCACTCATCGGGGATCTCGTCGATCGCAACCTTGTTTTTCATCGCCAAAGCACGAATGAACGCCTTCCGCAGCGCCGGCGTGAAATCATCCACCGCGCCTTCAGCCTCAGCGATCAGCTCGTACTGCGAAGCGTCATACGACTCAGCCGACGTCGGATTCGACAACCCAGAAATCGCCACCGCCGTATCCGGAAGCGACGCCTCACGGGCGAACAGTTTCGCCAACCCATTGATGTCAGACCAATGCGCATCCGGTGACGCGGCGGGGAACTGCTTCACATCCGCACGGGCAAGCTGCGGAATATCCGCATCAGCATCATCCGGGAGACCCTTGATCCGGCCCAGGCGGGCTTCCCACACCGACTTTATCGTTCCGTCAGCGTTTTTCAGCGCCGACTCATCAGCGCCAAGCAGCCAAAACTCTGGATAAGAGAACACATCCATGTGGCCTTCGCGGCGGGCCAGTTCACGCACCCCGGCGTCCTGCAACCCCATCATGGGTTTAGTGATCCGAGACTGCCCGAACGGACGCTTCGGCGCAGGCTTGTACGGCAACACCTGCGCCGGCACACCGTAAACATGCTCATCACGGTCGACCTGCCACTTCAACGTGGCCTTGTCCCGCTGCGCGGTGACCGTCTCATTGTCCAAATACAGGGCCAGGGACAGCACCTTGCCCTCTTTGTCCTTGTCGATGATCGACAACAAGTTGTTCAAACCGCGACGGCGCCGATTCCACTCACCAGTGGCCTCGGAGGCGTCCTTGACATGAATCAACGCTTCCGGCTCGTCGTCCTCACCAACAGTGTTAATCAGGAACGCCGGACCGTGCTGCATCGCAGCCACAATCGCACTGTCAATCTCCGACAACAGATGGTTGTCATCCACAACCTCGGTGCCACCAAGACTGTCCAGGTCACCGTCCGGCCACACGAACCCTTCCAGGTTGCAGCGGCGGGCCAAAGCATCAACAGCCTTACCCGTCCACCCCAGCACCAGACCAAGGTTGAAGTACTGCGGAGGAATCAACGTCCCCACATACTGGATCGTGCGTTTGTTCTCGTAATACGACGTGCGCAGCAGATTCTTCCACCGCAAATTCGCAATCTGCGCGAGAAGCCCATTGATCAGGGCGTTCTCGTCGTTCGACAAACTGGGGATACGAACCGTCTGCTGCTGAATCACGCCGGCACCCCATTCGAATGCCGCTTACGCCGATGCGTTGCGCGACTGTTCCCAGACGGGCGGCGAGCGGTCATCGCCGCATACACCGCCCCCGACATGGAGATAGCCGGACCGATATCGAACGACTCGGAACGTGGCACAAGCATCCAACCTCCCGAAGTACGATCCTGACGGCGCGACCCCCGCACAGCCAGTTCAAGATCCTGCTGACCGTCGTGCGACAAACGTCCCTGTTCAACCAAACTCAGCCACAACGCGTTCCCCGCACCAGCCTCATTCTGCGTATAGGCAGACGCATTGAAGTACAGCTTTTTGAGCTTCTCCCCCAAAGCTTTCGCCGCACCGGTCGAATCATGCTTGATAGGTGTCCGTTTAGTGGCGTGGCGAGACATGAAATTCATCGCCTCCACCTCCGACTGTGTCCCAAGAGCAATTTCTACGTGCGCGGACTCTCCCTCGCGCCAACAAGCAGTGATCCAATACCAGCCAGAACGTGTGGCGTTGATCCCGTACGCCGCCACATCTTCCGGATCCACATCAACATCCGCCGCCAGGCTGTTCCACTGGTCCCGAGGAACAACCGCCAGAGTCTCGTTCGTCTTATCCCAGATGCCGAACACCTCACGGCGAACATCCTCCGGAGACATGTTCTCCACCAGACGCTCAATCGCCGACTTTCCGACACGGAACCCGAACGACGGATTGACCTCCGCCAGCTTCTCCCAGAACCGCGGCGCATCAATGTCCGCCACCACATCTTTGGGATTCTCCGGGGAGAACTCCACATAGATGCCCTTGAACGGACGCTTCTTCACCGGCGCCAAAGCCTTATCCCGCCGGCGTTTGAACGCGTCATGCACACCCAACGCGACTTCCTGCGGGCGCGGCGGCGTTCCCATAAAGAACGCCAAACCGATCTCAGACACGTTCATCGCGGCGAGCATGTCCGTCAACGCCGAATCCTTCAGGTTCTGACACTCGTCATACACCTGAATATCGACCTCGGAGAAACCGCGACCAAACCCCGCCGACCTGGCACCGAACAAGATCCGCGACCCGTTCGCGAAATGCACACCACGGCTGTCATCGGTCTGCACCACCGGGTGCTGAGCACGCATCTTCGGCCGAATCGCCGGCTTCTCCACAATCCCCGCGATCTTCGTCAACGTCTCCGACGACGTCCGGTCATGATGCGACGACCAAACCACCAGCGTCCCAGGACGGGACAAACAGATCGCGATCAGCCCGACCATGACACCCCACGTTTTGCCGGCCTGCCGCGCAATGCTCAGGGTCACACCCATCACATCGCACGCCAGCGTGCCGTCCTCACGCAAACCCAGGGCCGCGTACCAAATGTCTTCCTGCCACCGATCGAGCACAATCCCCATACCGGGCAGCTCAGGCGCGATCAGTTCGTTGTAGCGCGTGAAAGCTATGTCATCGGGGATGAAACACTGGCGGGCAATGTCGACAAGCGGCGCAGGGTTAACCCGACTTCCGGAAGCGATCGGCATCGAAAGCCACAACCTTGCCAGACGCCGTCGGAGCCGACTCCGAATCCATCGTCAACGCCCGCAACCGAACAATCTCAGCCTTAGCCTTCTCGATCGCAGGGTTCAACTGCGAACGCAGCTTCGGCTCTTCCTCAAACGCCTCAGCCAACAGACGGTAACGAATCTCCGCCTCCGCCAACTCATCGTTGGCGGCCATCGCCTCATTCAACGTGCTGTACTCAGCCATCGGCTATCCTCTCGGACCCGCCGGTTGACCGCCCGACGTCGGCGTAACGCGCCAAAACGACGCAAGATCAGATAAAACGTGGATTCACATACGACGGACGAACCTCAGCCACCGGACGAACACCAGACGACTTCGCACGATTACACTGCCGACACACACCCTGACAGTTGTCCAACGCGTCAGCCTCTTCCTCAGACCAACCCATCCGAAACGCCTCATCAGTACTGACGATGTGGTCAACCTCGAACGAACGCGGATGAGGCGTCCGGGCGTCATAGTCGATCAGCCCACCAAGCGCCTGACAATCAGCCGTAATCTGCAGGGCGCACGGAGCGTCCCCGTCACGCCGGCGAACCTCAGACCGGCGGCGGGTACGAACAGCTTTCGAAGCAAAAGGCATCAGACGGAGTTCCGAAAATCCTCTGGTGCACACCGGCCGTCACCACGAGTGACGTTGCACCACATGTGCGCGAGCCGAAGATTTGCTTCCGAGTGATCACCACCGGAGGCGCGCGGTATGACATGGTCCAGAGACGGGCGCCAAACATCTCGGCTGCCAATCAGATTGGCATCAACATGCTCTTCACAAAGCCAGCAAGTCCACAAGTCGCGCTCATAAATGGCTTCCCTGCGCGACTTGCTAATCCAGTCGGAAGTGCGGCATTCGGCGCACAGTCTCGGTCGCTGCCCTCGCGTGGCGACCCGTTGACACGCCACGCCGCAGTTGGCACACGACCAGTGTGTGGTCGGCTTACTTCGTCTAACGCTGCCAAATCGGCACGACCTGCATAGCGTCCTACCGTCCGAAGCAGGCTTCGACGACTTCCAGCACTTCCCGCTGCATTCCTCGCACGAGATCGGCCGCTTGCCGCGACGATTCCCAGTCGATGAAATCCACTCCCGGCCCTCTGTTCTCATCGGTCCATCCCCCCTACCCCCTTCTCCAACACACGTAGACCT